CCGTATTTTGTGTACCGTCTTTCTTCGCTGCTGCGGATTTTTTAAAACCCTTCTTTTCCCATTTGTAATCCGTGTAAGGAAACCACGTCTGTAATAATGGAAAGTCATAATACGATAAACTGTATCTACCTTCCGAATTTTTTAAACAGTCCGCTAATCTTTCATGGTCTGACCTATCAAAATCGTGATTCGAATAATAGTTTTCAGTTTTCCAATAAGGTGGGTCAGTATAGAAGTAAGAAGTAGGAGAATCGTATTTCTCAATTACATCTTGGAAATCCATATTTTCCACGAACGTTATTTTGTCGAAGTGTTCTCTAAACTTGTCATTCTTCAACTTATCCATAAATATCAGGACTTTACAACGATACTTACCTTTATAGTCTGTGTAGTTTGAGGTTTCAGGTTTGGAACCTGAAAATATTTGTGTTAGTACGTAAACGTATTTTGCTGCGGCCTCGTAATTTGGATACTCCCCTATTTCGTAGTCAGGATGAAAGACCTCTTCTTGACATCTATTGAAAAATTCTCTACATTCAGGAGGTGTGTTTTCTTCACCAACTACCTGTACATATTCGATATACTTGTTTAATTCTTCATGCATCTTATCGTACTCTAAAGAACACTTCATTAGGTTTGCATTCAACCCATTGAAGTCATTGTATACTACTGTCTTAAGATTGGGGTATTTTTTAAGGTCCATATTGAAGAACACCCAAAACATCCCTGAAAAAGGTTCAACGTATGTCTCAATGTCATTAGGGATTAAGGGAACTATCCATTTCCCTATTCTAGCCTTACCTCCAATATAACTTATCATGTGATTCCGCAGTTTCGTTTACTTATATAAAATATACAGAAAAAGAATGAGTAAGTCAACCTCGTTATCTCTTGTTTTTTAAGAATTCGAACAAATCTTCACCTAACTTCTCACCTAATTTAGAATCACTAGGAAAATGTACTCGTCCTACATTTCTACTTATAGATATTTTTTCGGCAATATTACGATACTCCACGTCTTTAGTAACTTCAACTAATATTTCTCCAACTATTTTAGATTGAACCGAGTGTCCTGATGGGTATGATGGTGATTTTGCACTTTCCAAATCCATACCACCTATTTTCATGTCATGTTTTTCCGCTATTTGTTGTGGTCTTGGTCTGTTGAAGTGATATTTTAATTCATAGACAATACCCGCAGCACTTTTAATAACCTCTTTAATTTGACTTTTAGGTATTTTGTGATCCTTTTGTTCCGCATATTCTTTAAATGATTTGAATATACGATCATACTTTTCAACAAAGTCTTTTTGTTCGGGTAGTGATGATAATGTTTTTAACTCCTCTTTAGTATCCTTAGAATCATTCTTAGGAGGATACATTTTCTTATATTTGGAAATATCGAAATCCTTAAACAAACCACTTTCTCTATTGTAGTCTATCTCTTTTTGGTGTTTATCACTTATTGAATCAATGAACTTGAGTTCTTTTAATGACTCATCTATGGTATCGACATTTGTGTCGTTACCACATTTATGACAAATATATAAGTCGTCACCACCTTCGGAGATTTTCCAACTCCATCCGCAGCTCTCGCATTTTATTTTATCCCCCTCGACTATTTCCAATAGTTTCATATTGATAAATACTTATAAATTACTTATATTATTATTATGAAGAAAAAAAAGGAATCTTGTTCAAAGTGCAAGAAAAAACAAGAAAGGGAAGAATTATTACAAGAAGTGATCAAAGTAGAGAAAGGGGTTAAGATATTCTTATTTATAGTTTTAGGTTTATCCCTATATGGACTCTATAAACTTCTATCTCTACTGTTTTGAGTATGAAAAAAAAGAAGAAGTATAAAATAATACTCTTCTGTAATAAAAAAAGAAAGAAACTCTTCTACCAAACTATTAGTCTTCCCGCAATACGTGACATGTGGTATGAGTTGAAAACTGAAAAGAAACCAAGATACACGAAGGAGTATGGTGGTAAACGAAATCAACAGTTGGATTATGAACTCGCTCTAATATATCCTGATAATAGGTGGGCTAAGAAAAAAACAGTCGTAAAACGAGACGAGTACGGTAGATTGTATCAAGCGGGTGTGGACATGAAAGGGTTTAGAATGAAAGAGATAGTACCCTATTGGCAGGAAGAGAAGATTTATGATCATGACATTAAACAACACATTAGGTACCACCAACTATTGAGTATATTAGAGGATGTGGATGAAATTGCCCAAATATTTACCCTGAATACAAAATTATTCCTACAAATAGAAGACAATGTTAAAATGTTTGGTAATAAAAATCTGAACGATTCTGACAGATTATTTGACTTACTTAGAGAGGACTTATTAAAACATAAAAAAAAGGGTAATTTCATTTTTGTGAAGGATATTACCACCACCCAAAGAAAAACCCTTTATAATTTACTTGAAAAGAAAGGTTATAAACGTACTGAACTTTTTAGACACTATTCTTACTAAACATAAAGGAGACCTCACCTATCAGAATAGAGAACGTACCAGAGTCACTCTCTTCAACACCTTCCCCTTTAAATTTCTTTTTAATGTAATCATATACCTCCTCGTATTGATCTTCATCTAACTCGTAAAATACAGTACTTGCATTAGAATCAATAGCAACCTTCTCGATTAAATCCGAAATAATTGCCAATTGGTTTAATACATCACCTTTTTTTTCTTTTGACATTACATACCTAGTATTTTACCTACCCTTGATAGTAGGTCTTTTAATTTATTTGTTTTTTCCTTTTCAGGGACTCTGAATAGATCCTCCTTCTTCGTCTTCATCAGTTGTTGAATCATCTTTTTCTTGTGAGTCTCCACTTCCAACTGATCCTTTTGAATCTCCTTCTCCAGCCAATCTAATTCTTTGCGTGTCGTATTCTTGGACATTACTTTCAAATTTTAAATTTTCGAGATCATCTAATTTACTTTCCTCAAACAATGCTCTCATTTCTCTAACTTTTTTATCGAATAACTCTCTCTTCTTTTCGTTCTCAATATTTTTTTCTACAACTTCATTCGCACATTGTAGTGTGGTGTTGTACCCATCTTGAGACGCTTCAGATATAAAAGAAACTAACACATCTTTGTCGTTCTTATCTTGGACCTTTATTTTCAAGGTCTTATAAACAGAAACAATTTCTTCGTATTTCCATTTAGATGGGAGTTTTAAGTCCAAACTAACATTTCCCTTAATCTCTCTTAGAGAGAAGAAATAAGGTCTTAAAGGTTTTAATATTTCGTACACTTAATTTATGTTATTATATATGTTATTATATATGAGATTGCAAAATATAAAATTACCTTCTCATACTTGTTAATTGATAATGGTTCTGCAGATGTTACAAATAGTTTTACTACGAATTCAAATACGAATCTTAGAATAAAGACTATTGATAAGATCAAGATATATAACTCTATATTATTTATCATGTCTTTTTATTTCGTCTAAAATTTCTTTTCTGAATGATGCAATAAGACTCTTTACTTCCTGAGCGTATTTTCGTGCTCTGATTGATGCAGATCTGTTACCTTTGTCGTATACCTTGTGAGTGTCAACCGACATCTTCTCTACCAGGTCCTTAATTTTTCCTAACGTTTCCATACTTTATTACCGTTTCTGATAGTAATATACGGAATTTATTTTACTAGTTCAAGTTCTTTTCTAGTAATTTATAAATTTCTGTTAAAACCGCTAGTTCAGACCTTGTCTTTTTGTGGTTGTAATTAAACAATCTATAGAGGTACTCTTTAATCTTGATTTCTTCTTCGTCCATCTTTAGATAGTAAAACGATTCTAAGAAAAAATCCCAAAAGTACTCGTAGTGTATTCCTCGAAGATTAATATTTATTTTCTCTTTAGATAAGTTACCTATGACCCTATCCCAACACCAAGTGAAGTGAATTTTTTGTTCTTCTTCTGTAATAATTGCGTCAGGTCCTAAGTAAGTTTGATCAACCATTCTATAAAGTGAATCGACTAAGTCGTAGAATAGTTCTATTTTTTCTATTGATATACTGTAAGCACGGTACCAGACTTCTGTCTGGTATCCGTAATCTTGGTCTTTAAGTATTGATTTAAGATATGTGTCTTTATTCTCCATATTTCCATTATTAATATACGAATAAAAGAAAACAAAGACAACAATATTATTGAGTCTTTTCGTTATAATTAGAAAGATCTTTTAGTCTTTTGATCTCTTCTTGTAAAACGTTACTTTCTTCTTTTGATTCTTTTTCTTCATTAACCGACTTAACTGGTTGTATATCTTTCTTATACATCGGTTGATTTTCATTTCTTTCTTTTCTCTTCTCCGCTGTTTTTGATAGGTTTTTACCTGTTTCAGTTGGTATTGTATTTCCTCCGTCTGCGTTACCCATAGTGGAATCACCCTCTAATGCCTTTTTGACTCTGTCTTTAAACTGATCACTAGGTTCATGGTCGTAGTCTAAGTCCAATGCGTGTTCCCCTCTTTCCATATCTACCTCTTCATTTTCTTCTTCGGTATTATGTACTACTTTTTTAGGGTCTATCTCACCTTTACCCGATGCATTTGGGAATTCAGGATTGTCATTACCTTCAATTGATAATGCCTTCTTTAATTTCTTATCTACGTTACCCATATGTTCTTTTGTTTCTTTATTACTTAACTTATGTGAGTCTTGAACCGCCTTTAAACCTGGTGTTACCGCCTCATTAACTAATTTACTAATCATATCAATTAATTGTGATTCTGAAAGTCTAAGTACTTTAGGTTCTTTAGTTTCATTGATTGACTCTTCATCCATACCACTACATTCACATAAAGATTTACCACAAGATTCACAAGTTGATTCGTCGATGTCTTGATAAACACCACCCTCTTCTTCGTCTTCATACATATCCTTACCACATTCTTGACAGTCTTCTTTTTCGTCTATGTCTGATTTAATTGTTACAGGATGCATCTTACCACTACCTTTAGGAAATTCAAATTCCTTCTCACCTTTGTCTTTAGCTGCGTCCGCCGCCAAAACAAATGCATTTTCGTGTTGGTCTTGTTCTAATTCTTCGATTGAATGGTCTTTTTTCATGTCTTTTGAGTCTAATTCTTCACCTATTTGTTCTAATTTATCTAATAAATCTTCTTTTGATTCATAGGTTTCTATTTCCACAACAAAATCTTTGTTGGGGTTATTTTTATTATATTCTTCACATTTTTGATCTGCCTCCTCTTTGGTATCACAAATCTCAACGTATTGACCCTCACACTTAATACAGTGTGCGGTCTTTTTACCACCTTCTTCGTTTAAAATGGTGGTCGTTATCTCTTTTGAGATAGTTTCTTCAATAATTTTATTTAGTTCTGAAACTTTCATATTCTATAAATATATCCTTTATCTCATTTATTACTATTTTCTCCACCTCTTTATAGGGTAAACCGTATTTTTTTGAAACATTCTTTACTGCTTCATTTAATTCGTCGTTTTCATAAAACTCCAATGCATTAATGTCACCTTCGTCACAATATGGGAATTTCTTACATTTTTCTTTCACCTTAACATATGAACCACCCGAACCTCCGTACATTGGAAAGTTAGTTTTTCTCATATGTTTCATACGTTGTACGATTGTCTTAGGTCCACCTATTTTAAGTGGATCTTTACCTCCACCACCAAATGGTGCGTCATATTGTCCTGCCGATGAAGTGGCTGAAGTCGTTGCCTCAGTAAATTCCTCTTCTTTCGGTTCCTCTTCGTTGTATTTCTTACTATTATGAATTTTATAGATTTCTCTCTTACTCATAAAGTTCATGGGTGCTTCGAATGATCCTGAAGAACCACCTGACATTGTAGCTTCCTTAGTTTCTTTTTTCATTATTTACTATTAATGTTTTTTAGGGGTCCTTCCCAAAAAGATTTACGTTGCCACAGTTGTTTAAATAACTCAACAACAACTTTAGTAGATAATTCCACCACTTTTTTATTAATGTCTCTTGTACCCATCTCTTTTTTAACCATATCAACCACAATCTTATGTGCTTGAGTACCGTTAAGGAAGTCTTTTATCTCTTTCTTCGCTATACTTTGTATTTGAGTTTTATCTGTGGTTGTAAGAGCCATGTTAATCTATCCTTCTTTGAGATATTAGGTCATTCAATGCATCCGCAAACACATCTTCAAACTTTAATAGTTTTTGTATTGACTCTAATAAGTCATAATTTACCTTCAACATCGCAGTATTAAGATATGTACCTTTGTTCTCACCCGCAATAATCACGAAATCTAAACTTACATCAGGTAGATTACCATCTAACCTTACTTGATTAGACTGTATCGTGATCCCTGGTCGTAAATCACCTAAATCCGATACCTGAGTACCAAAATTACTAATGATGTCACCTATGATCTTCTTTTGTTGTTCATTGATCTCTAAATCTTCATTAGAGGACGCAATAAGTCTCACCTCAACACCTCCTACAACAGTTACGTTGTCTTTTAATTCTTCTTTCTCCTCTTGTTCAGAGATCGTTCCTTGTTTTACTGTTGATTCTGTCAGACTTCTGAGAGTATTCAACATTTTTTTAGTATTGTCGTAGTTCATATGTGTTTTATATTTCATCATCTAAAAATTTTTTAAAATTAAATGAAGGGTTTATATCTGTATAAATATTTGAAAAATTGGATTTACATACAATTCCCTTAAATTTATCTATCTTTTCTATATAACCGTGACTGGGGACCACTCTTTTATCTATTTGTTTCTGATCACAAATGTATTCACATAGGTTAACAATACTTTCCATTTGTTGATCGGTGTAACGATCCCAATAAAATTTGTCTCTCCAACTCCTGATGAATGGTTCAGTTCGATGAGGGTCTCCAATCCAATTACTATAATAACCCGTTATGGTGTTTTTATGTAACCATCCTAAGTTCTCAACCGCAATTTTAATTTGTTTTCTATCTAGTTCGTGGTTACCGAACGTAACCGAAGAATAATCCATATCCAATACTTGGTAAATGTCACCCATTTTAGAAACAATAAAATGAGGTATGTCCTCATACTTACCATCTTTTCGATATTTTATCTTACCGACAAAATCATCAATCCTACGTTTAGTGTCATATAAAAGAATTTGTCTTTTTTTATATTTGCGACCAACGTGGTTTAATGATTTTCTATCTATTGTTTCTACGTCTCGAATTTCCAACATTTCTTGTGATTACTTTGGAACCCACCATTAAATATGGTTCTTGTGGTGCGACCCCGACCCCAGGTTCCATATATAGGTCGTCAACGAATAATGTTGGGGTTGGGGTTGGAGTAGGTGTACTTGTCGGTGTAGGAGTACTACTTTCTGTTGGTGTGGGTGTTAAGGTACTTGTTGGGTAAGGTGTTGAAGTACTCGTTTGTGTTGGAGTACTTGTTGGGTAAGGTGTTGATGTACTCGTTGGTATTGGAGTACTTGTTGGGTAAGGTGTGGGTGTATTAGAAGGTACCGATGTCGATGTTGGAATTGGGACTTCTGTAGGTGGGTTTTCTAATTTTTTTTTTCAGAATCTGTTTGATCCTGTACCTCACTTAATGTTTTTCCCACAACAAAGTTTGGGTTTGGGGGATTTGTAGGTGTTGGGGTAGGTGAAGGTTTAACCTCCACATCAACCTCAAAATTATTTTTAGGGGTAAATTGGTTTTCATCAATCTCAACACTAATCTCTTTAATTGGTTCGGGTGTTGATATTTGTCCCGTTTGTAGATCTAATTCCGCAGATTCCACTGTGTCAGGTAATAAACCTTCTTCTTCCTTTTCTTTAGAATCCCAATCAGTACTTCTACTTAAATAATCACTTTTTTGTTCATATCTATTGGAGACTTTATTGGGTATAGGTTGTATAGGTTCTTCTATAACTTCTTCTGATTCTTCTACAATTTTTGAAATATCTCGAGGTGATAAATCGGATACCATATCATTCATTACCATGTCTAATGCATGATCTTCGTCCCACTCGTCTTCTTCTATTGTGGTATCAAAATCATTATACTCGTGTTCTTCAGGTTCGGGTCCCTCACTTAACCATTCAGGAGGTACTTCATCATCTTCTAAACCATCGTTAGTAGTATTATCCCATAATCCCATTTCTTGGTCATTATCAATTATGGTTTGTAGATGTTCTTCTCTTTCTTCTGGTTTAAATTTGTTTAGTAGGTCTTGTAACTTATCTAATTCTTCGTTAGTAGGTTTGATTTTAGTTTCCTCTTCAATAACTTTTTTAGTGTCTTCACCTTCTTGAGTTTTTGATTCTGCATTCTCCTCATTAAACTTAACTAACATATGTAAGAACGATAAGGATATAAGTGGTAACATACCACCCGCAAATATTGCCAAGAATCTTCTGTGTGATTGTAGGTCCCCTTGTTCTATACCAACATATTCCAATATAGGTCCTGTTAATTCAACCCAAGATAGAAACTGTTCGTTACCTATTTTAATGAATTCAAACGCAAAGAAAATATTACCAACAAATTGTATTAAGGTAACGATACCAAAGGGTACGTAAACTTTAGATCCCATTTGTGCTGATATTGCGGCCAATGCCGACAGTGCCGCAATCTCAATACCTATCGATAGATACAATGCCCAAGACATTGGATTAGATATCCCGTACCACACAGTAACGTGAGATATAGATACTATTGCCACCGTTATAATCGGTACTAAAAACGAAATATAAATTAATAACTTGAAGTTATTCCTTAACCAACTTCCCATTTACTTAATAAGTTCACTTTGTAATGACTCTAACTCTTTTTCTATTTGAGTTTGTCTGTTTAAATCGAACATCTTTCTGTCAGTCGCCTGAATCATTCTGTGTTCACTTTTTAATCCTTCGATTTTTAATCTTAAATCTAATTGTTCTTTAGTATAAGTTCGTTCTTTACTAAAGTCCTTTAACTCTATCATTTCTTTTTTTAATGCGGACATTTCCCTACTATCACCACAACCTCTAAAAAAGGTGAAGATTAAGATAACGAAAACGATTGTTACGAAATGTTTTTCTAAAAATTTTTTCATAATTATATTTTTTTACTCTTATAAATATTTTAATAATGTAAAACTCTCATTTCTGAGTTTTTTCATTGCCTTTTCCTTGACTTGTCTTATCCTCTCCTTGGTACATCCAAACTCCTCACCCAAGTCTTCTAAATTACATTGAACCCCATTTAATCCAAAGTACTTCTCAATAATCGTTCTCTCTTTATCGTTTAGTATTGACAATGCGTTCTTCACATGTTTCTTTCTTTCATTTTCATTTTCCAAGTAACTTTCAGGATTTAAAGAATCTTTATTGACAACAATGTCAATTAATTGATCACCTTCTTCATTAATCGGATTACTTAAACTTACGGTTTTTGGAACATATTGTGAAGCCTGTTTGTTATATTTTTCTACAAAATCAGGATCGTCTTCAGAAAATGACATCTTTTTAGTTTTCTGATATTCTTGTATAATGTTAGATGGAAGTCTTATAGTTCTTGCGTTCTCATTTAAGGAAGACATAATTGCCTGTCTTATCCACCAAACCGCATAAGAAATAAATCTGACCTTTTTATTAGGGTCGAATTCCTCAGACGCCCTAATCATACCAATATTACCTTCTGAAATTAAATCGGGTAAGTCTAACCCTTGATTTGAGAACTGTTTAGCAACACTAATAACAAACCTTAGATTTCCAACTACAAGTTCGTGTTGTAAAGACGTTTTTTCTTTTTCTGTTATGTTTTTCTGTTTAAGACTATGTATAATTTCTTTTAGTCTTTTGTTGTTGGTGGTTGGTATTTTTTTTACGTCTTTAAGGTAGAAACTTATCTCTTCGGTGTTTAGGAAACTGTTGCTTTTGTTCATGGTTGTGGTAAATTTTTAAATGTGAATACTGAACTACTAAAATATGTAAACGAAATCAATAATCAAAATTATCTAAGAACTTTTTTTCGTCTTTTGTTAAACTATCTATTCCGTTGTTTTTAATTTTTTCAAGAACCTCATCTAAGTCAAGTGAATCAACCTTACTTACCTTAGTGTATTGTACCATAATATACTTTTCCTCATCACTCACTTCCCCATAAATAAATTTCTTTACTTGTTCGGGTATGTGTGCTGACACTACCTCATCTCTCCTAAATATAAAATAGAATTTTACGTTCTGATCTAATAAATCTTTATGTAATGATTTACTTAATTCTTTTTGTGTTTTATCTGATTCTAATATAACTATAAGATTCTTAGAATTTTCTACTATAAATCTTAATGATTTTACTGCAGGGTTTTCTAATAGAATTTCGTTACAATAAAACTCGATATCCTCAGTGTCCTCGAACATACCGAAAATAAAAAGTATAAAACTGTTTGTCATTTATTTCTTCTTAAGGTTTATTTTCCAATAGATACCACCACCAATATAAGGTGTAAGTGTTGATGTGGGTGTTGGTTGATTCATCAAACCGATATTAAGTTGGTATAGTTTATCCTTTTTTGTCTTTAATATAAGTCCTCCTCCGACACTTGAAAAGATATCCGTTCTATTTAGACCTAAATTAAAACCATAATACAATTGTGTTTTAGGTAAGTCCTTAACAATTTTAGTATTATATACGGTAGGTATTTTAAAGTACCAATCTACATCTCTTGACTGTATAGTATTCTGACCAATCACGTCAGTTAAAATACCATAACCTAAATTAGAAGGTGGTTTATTCCCTAAGGAGTCTTTAACCTCTTCAGGAAAATCATAATTAAGTTGTAGAGTATCTTTGACTGTTATCTTAGTGTAGTAGTCTCTAACCACCGCTAATGAATCTATATCTGCAGGGATCTTAACCTCTTTAATTACTTCCTTAGTAATGTACTTTGGTACGTAAGTCGGAACCTTAACAGTTTTTTCAATGATTACGGTATCTACCTTTTGATCTAATAATTCGTACTTTTTACCGTCAACTTTGACTATCTCTCGAGTCTCGGTATCTCCGTTCGAACAATTTCTTAGTAAAAGGAATACACATAACACGATGATCGCAACTGTTTTGATATCCATGTTTAATAAACGTTTCATGTTGTGTATGTTATATTCCTATAAATATTGATTATTATTTATTTTTTCTTTTTTACCACTTTATCGATGATACCATACTTAAGTGCCTCATCCGCCGATAACCACATATCACGAGATGCATCCTTCATAACCACCTCGGCTGGTTTACCACAATAATCACCTAAAAGATCGAATAGTTGGTGATTAAGTTTTTTCCACTCAACCATATCAATCTCTGCATCTTGTATATTTCCTCTGAAACCACCACTTGATTGGTGTAACATTGTTCTCGAAAATCTAAGTGACCCTCTTTTACCTTTGGTACCCGCGCCTAAAAGGATAGAACCCATAGACGCCGCCATTCCCGTATTAATGGTTTGTATGTCTGAATCTATATAGTCCATAACATCAACCATAGATAGTCCCGATTTGACAGAACCACCTGGTGTATCAATATGCATTGTGATATCGTTATTATCAATACTATCTAAAAACATAAGTTGTGCTTGAACGATAGTTGACATATTGTCATTTACAGGACCCGCAACCCAAATAATTCTCTCCATCATTAGTCTTGAGAATACGTCCATAACGGTAACATTCATTTGTCTCTCTTCTAATATATAAGGAGTTAAACTATTCTCTATCTGTTTGTTATAATAATCTAATTGAGAACCGCTTACTTTTTGGTCTCTTGCAAATAGGTTGAAATCTTTATATTCTTTTGGTATCATAATGTGTTTTGTTGATTTTTCAAAGTTAAACAATTTTATTAAATGTACAATTAATTCTCATTATATTTTTGTATTAATTGACTCTATGGATGATATATTTTCATTTTTCTCAATCATAAGTAGGTTATCCGACCATGTCCTTATTAATGGATTGTGTGAAATTACTAGTATGTGTTCAAAATATTCTTTAATTTTAATGAAGAACTCCCCAACCATTTCTAAATTTTCATCAGCAATCTTCCCAAACACCTCATCCATGACCACAATGTTTGGTTTTGGTAATGATGAAACCTTAGTTAGTACACTTCTAAGTGCTAAAGATGCTATCGTTCTTTCATACCCTGAACCTGCGTAAAGAGGTTTAACAACCCTGGTATCTGTGTCTATCATTATAAAATCAAGTTCATTACTTCCATTAATTTTGATTTCTAATTTAAACATACAACTATCGTCCAATAAGTGACTCAATTCGTTATTTAGAAATGGGATCATGTCTCTTAAAATGGTTTTAGATATACCATTTTTACCAAACACGGTTAAATATACTTTATAAGTTTCTAAAACCTTCTCTTCAACCAATATTTCTTTTATTAATTTTTTGTTGGTATCGATTTTGTCATTAAAATTCTTTATATCATTCTTATATCTTTCAATCAAAATATTAGATTGTTTTATGTCGGAAGATGCAGTATCTATTTGAGTTCTAAGTACTATAAGATCTTTATCTATTTGTATATTTCTCTCGTGTTTCTTTTTGTTAGCTTCAAAAAATTCTAGTTTTTTAATTTTGTCTTTTTTATCCATCTCGATTTGTCTAATTTCAAGTTCGTATCGAGTGTTAATGAGTTTGTTTTTTTCATACGTATCGTATTCTTTTTTCAGCGTGGAAAACTTAACTTCATCTTTAGTAGTTTTTTCTATGGTTTTGTTAGTGTCAACTATGATTTTTTCAAAATCCTTTATTTCTAATTTTTTTGATTTAATCTCTTTAGTATGGTCAATACCCTCTAAAGGTCTCTTACATGTTGGACAGATGCTCCCCTCAGTTAGTTGTTTAATATGGTCCTCACATTTTTTAATATTGTGAGTGTCTTCTTTTACTTTAAATGTAAGATCTCTTATAAGATCCTTCATCGTGTCATGTTCATCCTCCAAATAATACCCCTTTGGTTCTTTAACAACGGTTTCAGATAGGGTTTTATTTAGTCTTTTTATTTTATCATCGCAATCCCTCACCTCACTCTTTATAGTGGTTGGGTTAGTTTTTACTAAAGATTGGTCAACGTCAGTATGTTTCTCACTTAGAATTCCCTCTTTCTTTGACTCTAATGTTTTGAGTCTTTCCGTGGCATCTTTTAATTCTTTTTGTTTGTTATGTGTTTCGTCGTCTTTTATCTTTATTTGTTCATAATATGTTTCTATTTGATTTTCTAAAGTGAACTTATCTTTAGTATTGGACAACATCTTTCTCTCGTAGGTATTTTTCATTTCCCTACAGACCACCTCTTTTTCTTTTAATGCCTCTAAACCAATAAATTTAGTCAGTATTTGACCTCTTTCAGTTGGTTTAGTATCGATTAATTCTTCTAAATTATAACCTGTAGTTAAAATGGTGGAAAGAAAATCCTTCTTAGTCCCTATCGCTTTGACAATAAACTTTTCAGTCTCTTTACGTTGTTCTCCCGATAGATTCTTATAGGATCCATCCTCAAGTATCTTATGAAACTGAAGATCATTCTTAACAGTGTATTTTTCAGATCTACCTAATTTTCTGGTAACCTCCCTTTCAATTACATAGTCTTCACCATCAATAGTTATCACACCTTTTACGTGTACACGGTCTTTATCAGTAAATCTATTAAAAATCTCTTCAGACTTATTTGTTTTGGTTGTACTATTAAAAAATAAGAACATTAATAAATCAACTGTAGATGTAGATTTACCACCGAAATTTCTCGGGTTAGATTCTACAACTGTAATCCCATCTAACGTTTCGAAATCAATTCTATTGTTCTCACCAAATGACAAAAAGTTCGAAAACTCTACATTTTTGATGTACCATCGATTATATTTAATGATTGTCTCATCTTGTGCAAATATTGTTTCATTGACCTTGTTATCTAATCTTTCAATCATATCACCATGAGTCACAATATTGTTTTCCTTGATGAAGTCCTTCATTAGTAACTTCTGATAGTTAGGGTCTAATATACTTTCACTTATTTCAAGTGATTTGAGTTTATTATTACTATTTGTGGTTTGGATTTTAGTAATTACTTTAATGAATCTTGTGTTGTACTTTTCTTTAAAGTAGTTTTTCACCCTCTTCATTTTCTCGGGAGTGAATGCTTCAGGAGTGTCGTGCCAAGTTACCTTAATATATGGATTTTCGTGTTTCATCTATTTTACTTTATAGTATTTTCCATTTTTTACATTGTAGGTTTCTACGTCATTTTTTTTAAACGACAACCATTCTTCTACCTCATTACTATTTGAAGGTTTGAACTTGGATCTGACTAATTTTTTAGGATTTCTAACAGTTTCAGGTCGTATAACTAAAAACTGTGTAAAGTCTGCATTAGATCTTACAAATATGTTTTTAGTACTGCTTGGGTTAGACCTTAATTTATTATAATAAACGTATTCGTCTAACCAATACTTCTCTTTTCTTATTGGAATGTTTGCGGTTCTAAACGATTGTTCAGATATTAACGAGTAATTGTCATTTTCCCAAAAATTACCAACCCATTTCCCATGTTCTACCTCCACACCTAATGTGGGGTCGTTTATACCTACAAGATCTATCTTATTGTGTACGTCATTATGTTTTAAATTAATTCTAAACCGTTGTTTAAAAAATTTAATCACTTCGTTCCTTATAAGAGTATCATTGAATTTACCCGGTATAAACATTCATGGTGTTATTTTATTCTACTTTCTTCGAAAAATTCTACAAAAGAGTTTATTGCCCAAACAGCACCCGCAGTAAACAATCCGTCAAAGAATATCCCAAAATAACCAATCGAGAAAATTTGTGAACTTATACCACCTAAGGTTAACGATAAAAAGAAACCCACCCATGTTGATGTACATAGAGGACAATTAACTAATTCACCGAAAAACTTTGAGTGTTTCTTGATCCAATTACGAAGACCTTCGAATATTGATCCGTATACTATTATGGTCGTCATTCCATACGCCATAAAACTCCAAAATATTAATAAACCTATCATACTAAAAGATACGTAAATTAATATTAAGAGTCAACCCCGTTTACTCGTCGTATAATGAGTTTAGGTTGGAATTTTTAATATATTTCGCTTTGTTTAGGCCGGATAGAGATGAGGTTATTTTTTCTAAGTCCTCTTTAAGTTTTTTATTCTCTTCTTTCAATTTATCAATCTCGTCACTATTGATAACCTCCTTTACAACTTTCTTAGGTTTCTTTCTAAGTTTTGTTTCAAGTGAGGTGACTTTTTTAGATAGTCCTTTTTTGTCTTTTTCTAATTCAGAAATTTTATCACCAAGTTGTTTGACCTGCTCGTCATCAGTTATGTATATTTCCTTTTCTACTATTACCTCGATAGGTTTTTCTACTTCAACTATCTTTTCAACCTCTTTGATTACCTCAACAGGTTTTTCCACTTCTTTGATTACTTCAATTTCTTTTACAACTTCTTTCTCAATCTCCTTAATGACTTCCTTACCTTTTAAAAAGGAAGGAGTTTCACCGTATTTTAAGATAGTGAATCCTCTGTCAAATGTTTCCTTTGCCAATTTGTTTACCTTAACTATTTTATTTAGTTCACAGTATTCAAGGAATTCATCATCCAATATTAAGGAGGATTTCTTTTTCATCGTCAATGTCTTTAATGTCGTTTATTGAGAAGTGAAGAAATGGTTGTTTGTTTTCTAAATCAAAGAACTCATAGTCGTCGGTCTCTACATCATAAATACCATATCCGTGATGTTTTACTGTTTCACCAAAGTTTTGTTGTACTAATGAACCAACCATAACCGCTCTCCCACCATCAGGTAATTCAAAAACTTGTCTCTTGTGAATATCCCCACATAACAATATGTCAAGGTCCTTAAAATTTAAAGGAGAATATCCGTCTTCAAACTCATAACCAGTGTCGGTGGATAATCCCGCAATTGGACTATGGAAAAGACCAACATATAACCCGTCTTCTTTTTCAAATACAGGTCTTTGATTGTGTTGGTATAGTGAGTAGACAACCCAATTAATATTCTCGTCTTTATAAACCTCACTATCTTTATAGTAGACAATGTTGTCGTTTTTCATCATTTCAACAACAGGTGTTATACTATCAACCCTTTCGTGATTATTTTCTAAGAAATCATGATTACCCGGTATGATAACTACCTTACCTATTTCACGAGTAATGTCATTTAAGAATTTAGATAATATTACTAATTGTTCATTTGATATATTGATTTTCTCGTGCACGAGATCTCCCGCAATAACCACTCTTACTTCATCATACGCATAATCTTTGATGCGCTCCTTAGCACTCTCAATAAACTTTTCAAATTGTTCAATATACATGTCGTGGTACTTAGTCCTACGTATATGTATGTCAGCGGTATGTATAATTTTTTTAATCATTTCTATTTGATTTAGCTCGTTTTCTTTCTCTTCTAAGTTTTTTATCTGATAAACCTCTGTTTTCAATATCTTTAGTTTCGGTTTTGTTGTTAGTTTTTACCTTAACAGATTTTCTATTTTTCTTATATTCTACTTTACTACAATAAAACCAAGAACCACTATTAACTAACATTTGTGCGGTTGAGTCATCGACTCTTTTCACATCTTCATTATTATTCTTAACTGTTTTCATATTACTCTCTTTTATAATCGTCTTCTATTCTAATGATATCGTCTTCACCAAAGTATGTCCCTGTCTGCACTTCTATAAATTCTACAACCTCATCAGTTTCATTCCATGCTCTGTGTTTCCTACCTTTAGGTATTCTAACCGATTGACCCACCCCTCTAAAAATCTTTTCATCATCTAGTATGATGGTTAAAGTTCCTTTGGTAACTGTCCACACCTCTTGTCTTTCAGTGTGGTATTGGTAAGACATTCTTTGTTCTGGTTTTAATGTTATATTCTTTATTTTACAGTCATCCGTTTCGTACACCACTTTATATTCACCCCAAGGTTTAATTTCAGTTTGGTAAGTTGATTCGGTTATTAATTTTTTAAATTTTGTGGTAGACCATCCATGGTCTCTATTGATCCATGATATTGGTATATCTAATTCATCACCTGTAAATTTACGGTCTTTGTAGTCTACACCTTGAAACCTCACATCAGGTTGTATTTCTTTAAGTAAATCAATTAGATCCTTCTCATATGTATATGTATATATATTTGAGATAAACCTTATAGAGAAAAGAATTTTCATTCTTTCTTGTATATCTAAAATTGGTTTTAGTTTTTCTTTAGGTCTTTCAATAGATGGGTCGGTATGTAATAGAATTATAAACTCCTCACACTGATCAAAACATTCTTTGAACATATGCACATACCCTGGATGGATAATATCAAAATTACCCGCAATTACTCCTTTCTTAAATTTTTTCTCCATCGTTTAATATGTTTGGGTTTTGTTGTATGGTCTGTTTTGTAATCAGATCTTTTATTTTAGTTGTTGACCAATCATGGGATCTGGTTGTGTATATCACTTCTATTGGTAATTCTTTTCCTGTAAAATCTTTACCTAAATAATCTTCACCTAATATTCTAATGTCAGGTTTAATTATATTTATCAATTGTAATAATTCTTCTTCTGTTTGGTATACGAATACTTCATCTATGTATTGTATAGACATTAGAGTTTTATATCTTTCGTAAAGAGGGATAACAGGTTTATATTTACTTTTTCTATGTAAAGATGGATCTCTTTGTAGGAAGACAATAAACCAATCACAATGTTGTTTTGCGGTCTCGAAAGTATATATATAACCCGGATGTAATAAATCAAAATTACCAGCAGTAAAACCTATCTTTCCTTTTCCCATTATTTTAAAACTTTATCCATATCCATTAAAAGGATTTTATGTGTGACATCTTTAGGTACCCTATATTCCTCATAACTCATATCTTCCTTTACCAAAACAATAATACAACCTAACAACTTTTTATCTTCAAAATCCGACCCCTCTAACATCTTCATAAGAAGTCTACCATAAAAAGGTAATTGTAAATAATAGTGACCTAATGCAGTACTATCTACATTATCAAAAGGTGGATACATCTTTTTTGTGTAATGTTTCTTTTTAAAGTTTTCAGGTTTATTTGTTTTCCAATCAGTAATAACAATACCATAATCGGTACCTTCTTTATTCTCAACTAACCACACCTTATCAGGTTGACCCACATAACCTAAATCAGGATCACCTAAGACAATTTCCGTATCGAGTAATACTGCATTTCTTTCGTGCATTAACTTTATAAAGTCTTTTCCCGCACCTATCATATTATTACTTCGTTCTATTTGTTCCTCATCACATTGATATATTGGTTCTCTTACATCTTTATAATCACCGTACTCCTCAATCAGTACCTTTTCTAAGATATAATGAACTCTACTCCCTTGATTGGTTGCATAAGTTCCCTTGTCCGCCCACTCTTTTAATAATTCTTTTTGTCTTTGTTTATCTCCCTTAGACATTCTCCATGAGATACCTTCAGAATCAAACTCTTCATAGAATTTTTTGATTACTTTAGAGACTGATGGATAGTTAGACCTAATCATCCCATTATTGTCTCTCATGAAATATAAGTGATCCTCCTCAATGAAAGTTAAACTTATATCATCCCTTCTTTTATTTAATATTTTCCTTATTTTCTCCGCTTCTTGATTTAAATCCATTAATCTAATTGTATTTCGTTATAATTTGATAAATCACCACCCATATCGGCAATATCTTTATCTATATCTAATTTTATTACCCATACCTTACCCATGAGTCTCCCCACATTCATTCTGTGGTATAATTTTTTAGTGTCTGACCACGCGTCTCCATCTAAAACAATGGTTACTTTACTTGCGTTGTCATATATCTTCTCCAATAAGTTGTCGGTAATGAACTTACCTAACATTGGTATGGAATTTTCTAAAAATAAACTATCAAACGCACCCTCAACAATATAAACTGGTTTTTCCCAATCGATTAAATGTTCATTCCATATCAAACTCTCTTTATCCGCTTGAGGATTCATATATTTTCTCCTACTGTATCTTGTAAACGACCTAGCAACAAAATAATTGATATCATCATACTCGTCATAGGATGGTATAATAACTCTATTTTCATATAAACCATTATCACAATAACCAATACGATACTTCTGTATCATATCATCACTTATATTTCTACCTCTTAGATATTTGTATGCCTGTTTGTAATGGTGAGTTAATTTCCTACCCATACTCGCTTCAGAAAATTCTATAAACTCTTTAGGTAGTCTTAATTTTTTAAATTGTTTGTCTGCACGGTATACAAACTCATCAGGACTATATAATTTGAAATCTCTAATTTGTAATTTACTTCCGTACTTATAAACTAACTTATTTAGATGACCATGTGTATGATATGTCTCGGAACAAACCCAACATTTATAAACAAACATCTTATAGTTTATCTCCAAGTTACCCTTACCATCACCCTCATCTAAACCCTTTATATCGTGAGAACACACAGGACAATCAAACGTAATCTGACCTCTAACATCATTATGTGATCTACTTTCACCAAATATATCGTGGAGAACATCGACTAACGGTATAAAATCTACTTCTTGGGTCATCATACTTAGAATATACGAAAAATAAATGAGAAAAAAAAGTCCCCAGGAACACCACTCCCTGGGGACAACCAACCAACGTATAGAGAATAAACCCTATACGCCCCGTTTTTAATAAATATAAGTAATTAATTCAACAAAGTAAAGGACCTATATTACTTCTCTTCACTTTTTATTTTATTTATGTAACCAATGACCGCAGTTGCGGCATCACTCATATCGTAATTTTCTTTTTTAAGATTACCCGTCCTTGCAAGTGGCCATTCTACTTCAGGAAACAAATCATTCACATGTTCCCATACCACATGTTTTTTATCGATAGTTTTAGGATAACCACCAAAAAGTACGTTTCGTCCTTTCGAGTTCTGTCCCACTAAATCGGGGAATGCAAATTTTCTAGCGTTGTATGTTGATATAAATGTGGGTACAATACCTAAAACATCGAAACAAGATAAAAGAATCATACTATTATATCTAAGTAAAGTACCAACCGTATAAACATTGTTTGAGTTTAACAGTGGTTCTTCGATAATAACCTTAGTAATACCGATGTCTTTATAGTTTTCTAAGTGTTTTCTGAACCCGTCGGCCTTTTTAAGTAGTTCCTCTATTTTATCCTCAGGTTTTGGTTTTATCTTAGGTGAAAAGTGAGTTAACTCAAGTAGATGTGATCCTGTTATATCAAACAGAGCCCAGCCAATGGTTTTTGTAGAAATGTCTAATCCTAATATTTTCGGTTTGTTTTTAAATTTCTTGTCCATATAAATGTATATAGACAATTAATAAACAAATTTAAGGAGATTGTAAAGATTAAAAATCTATTTTTACTGAAATTACTTGAGATCCTGTTCTCTTAATAGGTGATGATGTCTTAGCGGTAACTAAGGTTTCTTTATTTTGGTTAAGTAATGCGACTTCAGTTATTCTTTCCTCATTACTTCTTATACCGTTATCGAGTGTAGGGTTTTGTGATAAATTCCACTGAGTGTGTGGTAAATTAACCAAGAATCTCATCTCTTCGATGTCTGTAGATCTAACTAATTTTATACTACCAGGGAAGGGTTGTTCATCACCGAATTGTGGATCGGTAGAGGGGTCTGAACTTCCCATATAATCTGTTCCTGTTGGTAATTCTTTTAGGTAGTCCTCTATATCAAATAAACTACCCCCATCTATATCGGTCTGTTTAATAACAAAAGTGTGGTCTCTAAGTTTAGTTGGATCAATTAAACCCGAAACATGATTAGGTATTTTATCGGTAATATCTATTTTAGTCCATTGTGTTGGATCAGGTATCGTATTAACCTCATTTGTGGTTTCTTGTACCAAAATCCATAATTTATTTGCGATATAACCTTTAGTTGATCCACTAAAAGTCGTATTCATATGTTGAAAAGATCCTACTCCATTTGGATGGTCTTCACCTCCCCATTTAATACCTATATTTGCAGGATATTTGATTTCACATTCATTATCCACCACATTTATCTGTACCTTAGAGAAGTTATTACATGGTAAACCATTTAATTCAAATTCGTTCCCATCAACATAACTTAACATATATGTTATATGGTATGTTTGTTCTGTTGTACCTGAAAAACATGATTCCGCAATTACACCATCACTAGGGATGTGGTATACTTTTGGTGTTGGTAATGTGTATCTTCTATTTGATCTGTAGTCTAATAATGCAACTAACTCCTGATCATCAAATACTATAATTTTTTTATCTACAAATACTTTACCTACCTTTTTACCTATTTCATCTAGTATGTAACGAAATTTAATATATCTAGTTCTAATATCTCCCGGTGTTCCTGCAACTGTCGAATCTAAATAATAGTCTGTTTCACCCATTTTGAATTCAGATCCAACGGTGGTACCTGTACTGTTTTCATAATATATAAATGGTAGGTATATATTGAAGAATTCAACATCCGATACCACTTCTTCATCTACCAACACACCTTCCGTAGTTCCTGTAGAACTACCAATATAATCATCATACTTAAAAAACCTTTCAGGATCTTCAAATACGTGACCTAATTCTGAGTAATGTATAACCGCAATACATTTTTGTTCTTCAGGAGAAACCGTAATTTCTTCATCATATGAGTTAAAGTAAGTGGTTCCTGTATTTGTTACCTGACCACTTGAAGTCCCATATCCTAAGTATTCCATTGTGGATATGTGTTTAGCACTAGTATACCCACTTATACTCTCATCATCAATCTGTCCGCCAATAGGTAATTCTTTCCAAACGGTATTTAATGTCCATGGATCATGTTGTTCACTCGGATCAACTTGATTAGAGACACATACCTCAGCTGTAGTTCCCGATAAAGGGTGTTCTATTTTACATTTATTACACACAATTTCGGCATAACCGTTAATCGACGTGAAATCGGGTGTATACCTATCAACAGTTATTGTGGTTTGACCTGTTATGACTTCATCACAATTAGGTGTTGTTGTAATCCCTGTTACTGTTGTTATATTTAAAATTTTATAAACTAAACTAGTTGAATTACTCGTTATAACCTGTTCTTCACTTACAAATTCATTATTAAAAACAATAGTGATGTATTCACATTGATTAAATCTAGATAAATAATTCGTGTCTATTGAAGAGGTAGATCCATTATCACAATCTAAATACGCTTGTGTTTCTGTAAATGTTATTGTATTGGTTGCGCTTACCCCACTTAAAGGTAACCTGACTGTCGCACATTCTATGGTAGTACCACTACAGTTAACTTCATCATATTCTTTATATTCAGTTACAAACCCTGCAGGTCCCATTCCGTTTCTTAAAGTTTCAGTAATGGAATCTTTAATAGGTACCCCATAAGTAGTTGCACGATTACCATCCATTAAATAAGGGTACTTTACTTGACTATCTTTATCAAAAGGTGCGAAAACACTTTGTTGTGGTGTGTTTATTTCTCCATTTAATTGGTGAAAAGGTTGAGTATAATCGAACTCAGAATCTCCTACCTGAAAAAACTTTATTTGAAAATCTCCCTCAGCAATAGATTTTCTACCCTTTTGGGTTAGTCTTGCTGATAAAAATTCCGCATTATTTTGATTTAAGAAACTCATAATTAAAGTATACGTATTTTAGTGTTAATAATAAATATCATATAATAAATTTTTATGGATTGTCATAATTAAATTAAGGCATGTAACACCCACCCTGAAAGTTTTCTTCTTGACTACAATCCTCAAACGTATTCTCATTATACCTAACTGCAGTTATTGGACCTACCTTAGGTACCCCTACAGTTGCACATTCAATAACATCACCACACTCTTCAGCACTGATCCATATTATTTCACCCGGTTGCAATTGGTTTGCGGTGATTGCCATCTGACCATTTAAACATGTTTCGTTCTCATTAATTATATATTCAGTATTTGAATCACAACCTATAACCGCCCTATTACCATTACTTGGTTCATCATCTACACCTGATGGACTTGGGGTTTGATCGGGAGGACATGGGTCAATACTTACACTACCTAAATAATCAGGATAATCATATGTCCATGAGTTGTTTTGTGCACAAACGGTCTCTCCTGTCTGACCATCAAATATAAACAGATTTTGTCTCTTACCTCCACCACACGGATCATAAGTAACCGTTAAATTACCTCCACTAGCAGTAAAGGTGGCAATTACACATTCTAACTGTATAAGTGACGTTGATGTTGGAGTTGGGGTTGGAGTATTAGTTGGTGTTGGTGTAGGAGTACTCGTAGGTGTTGATGTTGGTGTGTTTGTTGGTGTTGATGTTGGTGTACTCGTAGGAGTACTCGTAGGTGTTGATGTTGGTGTACTTGTTGGGGTACTCGTTGGAGTAGGTGTAGGTGTTTGTGTAGGTGTTGGTGATGGAGTATTAACACAAACTCCTTCAGCACATGGGCCATAAACACTATAAGTCACTTTATCAGCAACTGATATTATACTTTGTGCACACACGTAAAATGTTATTTCCTGCATTGGTGGAGTCTCAGACGTTGCATCTACCCTCACACCATTACAATCAAAATATGAGTAATTGAAATAACCCTGACGGTTACTATTAATCTCAAAACATTGACATGCAATATCTTCTGTTGAACTTGGTGTTGGTGTTGGTGTACTTGTTGATGTTGGTGTTGGTGTTGGTGTACTTGTTGATGTTGGTGTTGGTGTTGGTGTACTTGTTGATGTCGGTGTTGGTGTTGGTGTACTTGTTGATGTCGGTGTTGGTGATGGTGATGTAAGTATCTCGTCAAAAGTTACCGTAAAGTTACAGTCAGTGGATTTATTTTCCACAAAACTAACAATCATTGTACAGTCAATTGAATCCGAATTTGGTGGACATACTTCACAATCAACATCGATTAGTACTACTTGGAATCCACCTTGTTTTTTTGGGTCTTCGTTTGGTGGGGGTGAAATATGATTGTCACAATGCTCTAAAAAGACATATAATGGACCACTATAATATCCAATATCAAAGGTATGTGGTAATGTGTGAAAACCTATACTATTTGCGGAAGGTGGTATTGTAAATGGGTGTCCATTGTAAGTGGTACCTGTGTATATGGTAAATCCACTACACACTCCATTATCATAATTATTTTTAACTGTTACAAGATTACCCATTATATATATTTAGTCTATGTATATAAATACAATGGAAACAAATTAATAAACCACAACTTATAGGTTAAATTTAATTAAGGCATGTAACACCCTGTGGCGTTGCCCTCATCATTGGAACACCCATTAAATGTTTCTTGACCTCTTCTAATCGCGGTTATTTCATCATTGGTAACTTGTCCCACAGTTGCACATTCATCAACAGCCTCACCACAATCACCTACGGTAATCCATATTACATCACCTAATTCTAATTCATCTGTAGACGCTTGTATAGTACCGGCGTCACACGTTTCAGTATGATTAATGACATATATATTACCTGAAGTACAACCCGTAACTGTTCTATTCGTTTGAGTAGGTTCATCAGGGACATTGTATTGACATCTTCCAAGTGGAGTCTCATCACAACTTGAATTCTTTTGAGCTAGAGTACTGACTCCTGGTAAATTCGAAACTAATGAATCATCATTAGAATCCCATATACTTACTGAAGTTCCAATGGCGGTACATACCCCGACGGCTACAGAACTACCGACTTCCTGTCCCATTGGTGTGGAGGTCATACTATTAAATTTAGCCGTCGTGGGTGTTTCCTCATTTGAACGGACCCAACGTAAACCATATCTACTTTGATCTACTTCTGAACCAACTTCAAAGAATTTACATACACCTTGAGCGGTGTCACAATTACAATCATCTAATTCAACCACTAATGATGTGTTTTCCTCACCTGTTTCAATACCAACATATTCATAACAATATTGATCACTCGTACCGAAATTAACACGGACTTTATCACCTAACCCTGGTGTACTACCATATTCATCTATCGTTAGGTATATAAAAATTGGAATAGTCGATTCTCCGTCACCAGGTGCTGCTTGAGTTTCCACTTCAGCACTATCCGGAGATCCAGGTGTTGTACCACAATTCTGGAACTTTCGATCTCTCGATTGAACTCCTTGTATATCCGTTGCTGTAGGTGTTGGAGTTGGTGTTGATGTAGGAGTACTCGTAGGTGTTGATGTTGGTGTGTTAGTTGGTGTTGGTGATGGAGTATTAACACAAACTCCTTCAGCACATGGGCCATAAACACTATAAGTTAATTTATTACTTGTTACACTGTCTATACTTTGAGCACAGACGTAGAATGTCCATGGTTCTTTATCAGAGACCGCCTCTACACTTGTACCGTTACAATCGGTATATATATATGAAATATTATTTTGAGTTGTGTTAATAAACTCAAAACATTGACATGCAATATCTTCTGTTGAACTTGGTGTAGGTGTTGGTGTTGGTGTACTACTTTCTGTAGGTGTAGGGGTTGGTGTACTCGTAGTTGTTGGTGAAGGACTTGGCTCACTCGTTAATTCATGAACTTCCTGATTAGTTTCACAGTCTTTTGCAATGTCAGGGTTGGTATTATAAAATATAATACGGTCCGCATCATTTGGAACTTCAACACATACTCCCGATTGTACTTGAGATAATGTTAGGTTCTCCGCTAAATTAGATGTTCCACATAAAGTGGCTAACGTACCTGATGATACCGAATCATAATATATGTTGTAAGGACCTGAATCGGTTCCTGATGTCAATGTTACTGTAAACTGTCTTGCCATTCTACTATTTTTTTATTCTTATTATATAAATACTTTATTTTAAATTAAAATTTTTAATTCTCACAATGTATTACATCGTCACAACCATCAACTGTTGCGGCCCTACTTACTAACGCATCATGTGGTGTATTTGAGTCCGTGGCGGTAATAGTACCGCAGTAGGACGCACCAAAACACTGACCATTAGTAACGCTCATTTCTTTGAATTGGATAATATCTCCAACACTATATGCTGGTGGTGTACCTGTGTTACAGTTCTTATTTTTGGCAACAGTAAATTGTTGTCCATCAGTACATCTACTTACCGTATAATTACCACAATCCCCGTTAAGTAAACTAAACCCATCACCGTAATTTAATGTCGGTATTGTTTCTGAACATACAACCCTATAGTTAGCACCCACATTTGTCCATGTTGTAACCGAACCTCCACATTCAGTCCATTCCCACTGTGAGGACGTTTCACCTTGTCCTGTCATATATAATGAGTACTCATTACATGTTGTTGGTCCGTCAGTACTTGTTGGTGTAGGACTTGGTGTAGGACTACTTGTTGGTGTAGGGGTTGGTGTACTCGTAGTTGTTGGTGTAGGACTTGGTCCAGGTGGTAATGTCGGTGTTGGGGTAGGTGTTGGTCCTTCCGTAGGTGTTGGTGGTATTGAAGTAGGTGTTGGTGGTATTGAAGTAGGTGTTGGTGGTATTGAAGTGGGTGTTGGTTCTGGTATAATTTCTTGGAAATCAACACACATTTCACAATCTACTTTTGGTACCTCTAATTTTATTATTTCATCATAACATCCGTCAGATGATATTCTCATATAACAGTGTGGTGCAAAAGGATTATTAGGGTCATTACTAACATTTAAATCACTATCTTCAAACATTAGATCAAGTGGTATATCCGTACTAACTATATTTGCATATACTAAATTAGTTGTATCCCCACTTGTTAAACCCGAATATAAATCAACGGGAAAGTCATCTAATGAATGACTGTTATCTAACGAAATATTTAGTCTTACTATTCTCCCCATATTATCTTTATTCTGTACAGTTAGGTATACTATAACCTAAATTATTAATTGCTGTGATTATAAGTCCCATATAATATTGTGGAGTACTCCCTGGTGTAACACCATAGGTATTATGTATTTCAGGTTTATCGGATAATCCATAAACACCAGTATATTGACCTAAACCACCATCAACCGATTCCAATAAATTTCTAAAGGACAACCACTGTCCAGTAGTATTGGTTTGGACTTGGAAAATCTCCCCAACTATATAATCTGATGGGTTATTATCAATGTTATTTCTTAATAATGTTATATCGGCATTAAAGGCATTCGTTCTCGTTTGTGCATTAGTCCACCCATTACCACCGTGATAAACTGATTGTCCTTCATCTTGAAATGATAAGTTTATGACTTTAGTAATATTAATTGTTGTACCAGTTCTTGCCATACAACCGTAACTTCTTTCACTTAAATTAAGTTGACCCATAGTTAAAACTTTTACCCTACTATCATATAAGGCAGAGTCGTTGTTATAAAACGGTAGTAAACAGTTTTTAAGAATGGTTGTGGCCATAGTATTTAGTGGGGCTTCAGTACTACCCATAGAACCTGAATTATCAAAGTATATATTAATTTCAGTCTTGTCGTCTATAACTACACCTGTTGGTGATGGAGTTGGGGTTGGGGTTGTTCCTGGTGTCGGTTCGGGTGTTGGGGTTGGTGGTAATACACATTCATAAGACACACTAAAGTTTATCTTATCGTAACATTCAAATGTCTTACTATCATGTATGTATATGTTTTCTACAATGTACCTTGGTGTTTGATTATCTCCACATATATCTATAACATTTACCTTATCCTCCATTTTCAACCAAAATTCAGTATCAAACTCTAAATCATAAAATATTACTTCTGATGATGGTGGTACACCATTAATCACTTCGGGTTCATTGTCTCCAATATAAATTGGTTCCGTTCTATAGTCTCTATCCGTAGAGTTTGGCCAAGAATTATCAGGTCCAGGTCCGTCTAATTTTGTGAACGGCCCATACGGTGACAACCCAATACTTAAATCAAAGTCATTAGGTGAAACAATATCAAATACTCTAACAATTAATCCCATACATATAAATACATTAATAAGTAGATTACTTTAAATAAAAAAACCCATCATAAAGACGGGTTTTTTTTTAATATATTAATTAAAATGTATTATTCAATACATTCAGTGTTAGTACAACCTTTATCTTTGTTAAGAAGAGCGTGTTGTATTAGTACCGCATTTCTTGTACCACTTACATCAACCGCCGTAATTAACGCACAATATGAAGTTTGTGGACTTGAACAAGAAGTTCCTGTCGTCATCTGTATATATTCACCTACTTGATAAATACTTGGGTTAGGTGGTGTACTCGGATTACCTTCAATACAACTTATATCGTCAGCAATTAACCATGTGGAATCATCGTTACATCTACTCACTTGGAATAGTGATCCTCCACCACCTCCAGGTTCTCCTTCAGATGTTGGTGTAGGTGTTGGACTTGGGTCACCTTCACACGCTAAACCTGTCCAATTGACAGAGTTAGTACAATCTCCTGTTGATGTTATAGTTCCACCTGAAATTGTTTGTGCAATTGTGTATGTCATTCCTGTGGTTAATTCTGCTTTAGAAACCCCTGACGCTATAGTAGTGTCTGAAGGATTACCATTACAGTGTTTTCCAATTATTGTAAAACTATCAGCCTCTGTCGTTCCAGTAAATGCTGGTGATAGGGTGAATGTTACTTGATACGTCGATCCTGTTGCTCCTGCCATGTTATTTTAATTTTGTTTTGTTTATTATAAATATATCGTTTTTACGATTTATTCGTTTTGTTATTAATTTATTATTTATTATATACCAATTAGGTTAAAATGGTTTAATGGTTTTTGAACAATCCGAGTTACTAGTACATGGATCATCAAAAGGTGTTACTGTTATTCCCCCACCTTGAGGTCCATCGAAAGTCTCACCAGCTAAACCATATTTAAAACTATGACTATACGGTGACTGACTACAGAATTTAAAAATATTACTTTCCTCGTCTTCACCAATCTCAGCTAAATAATTGTTTAAGTTTACAGAAGTCATCCCATTTTCACAATCATTATTAATGTAGTATAAATCATTACCACCGCTTGTTAATTTACTCGAAATAACACCAACCTCTATACAATTACAGTCATCACCATCGGCAAATGTACTTTGTTCTGATGTACTTGAGACACAACCGTTTGCATCGGTAACTACAACATAATAATACCCTTCAGGTAAACTACTGAATGTTTGTGAATGATTTGCCGCTGTCACACCTGTGATAGTTGCGACTAAAACACCCCCACTATTAGTATAGGGAGACGTTGTGTCCTCATATAATCTATATGTTTTATTCCACGTCCCACCCGCAGATGTAACAGTAATGTCACCATTAGCACCTGTGGTAAATGATGTTATTGTTGCAGTATCATCTAAAGGTTCAGTTATGGTTACCTGATAAGATTGTTCACAACCGTCTTTATCTTTAATTGTGATTGTACTTTTTCCTTCCGATAAACCTGTATATGTTTTAGGGAAAGTCGTTGTGTAACTTCCTGACCCTATTTTAGAACTATATGTTGCTCCGTTACCTCCTGTTGGATTCGACACTGTTATCTCACCGTCACTACCACCATGACAACTTACACTACTTGTTGTAAATGTCGCGTTTGGAGCGGTCTTATTTAGTTGTGCACTTCCTGATCGAACACAGTTAGCACTATCTTTGACTCTTATCAAATAGATAGCGGAACTTAAAGTAGAAAAAGTATTACTCGATTGGTAATTAAATCCGTTATTTAAAGAATATGTGTACGATCCACTACCCCCACTTGCATTAATTACTATTTCACCATCATTATCTCCACTACATGAAGGGTGTGTTAATGTTGTGGTAAAACTAACTTGTGTGGGTACTGTTATTGTTTTTGTGTATGTTCTTGTACATCCATCACCGTCTCTAACAGTGATAGTATGTGAACCACCACTCAAATTACTGTATGTTTTAGGGAATGTTGTAGAATAACTTCCCGAACCTATTTTAGAACTATATGTTCCACCGTTTCCACCAATTGGGTTAGACACTGTTATTGATCCTGTACCACCATAACACGTAGGGTTTGATGATGATACCGTTGCGGTAACATCACTTTTTTGAAGAATTACCGTAACTTGGTCATAACAACCATTTTGGTCTGTCGCTCTAAACGAGTACCCACCTATGGTTAAACCTGTGAATGTGAGATCTGTTGTTGATACCCCATTCATTGTATATGTTAGTGATCCTGTTCCTCCACTTGCTTCAAATGTTATCGAACCATCATTAGAATTACGACACGATGGGTGAGTAACACTTTTTGTAGTTACATTGACCACCGGTGGTTGTGTAATAATATATGTATAACCTTTAGTACATCCGTCCTTATCTTTTATTGTTACAGTATGTGGACCCACAGACGCGTCTGTGAATTCATATTCAGGTGGTGTGCCTGTATTAAAGTTTATGTACGATTGACTATCTAATTTAACTTGGTATGGTCCACCGTTTCCACCTGTTGGACTTGATACTGTTATTGTTCCTGTACCACCATTACATGAAACATGTTCAAGTGACGCATTAAATGAAGGATCAGTTTTTGTTAATGTAACACTCTTAGTCGTAATACAGTTATTACTATCTTTCACATATGCTGTTCTTGTCCCTACAGTCTGTCCTGTGAACGTACCTGACGTAAAATAATTAACACCATTTATTGAATATAATTTAGTTCCTGTACCACCAGTAGATGTGATTACAATTTCGCCATCACTATTTCCACGACACGTCGGATGTGTCACCGATGTGGTTATTACTAAGTTTTGTGGGTTATTTAATACTATTTGATATTCATTTTCACACTCAACTTTGTCCCTAACGTACACATAATAAGGTGTTGCTCCCGATTTACCTGTAAACGTTACTGGTGTAGTAAAATTAGTCCAATTACCACTTGAAAATTTAAACTGATATGGTCCACCGTTTCCACCCGTAATTGCTGCCAATGTAATATCACCATCACTACCGTTATGACAGTTAGGTGCATTAGAATAAATTGATGCCGTTACTTGTGCTTTATCTAATGTGGTTGATGTATTCACCACACAACCATTAGTATCTTTAACGTATAACGTATAACTTCCTTTTGAAAGGTTTGAAAATGTGTTGGATGTTTGATAATTAGTACCGTCTTTACTATAAGTGTAAGACCCAGTCCCACCACTACCTGTAACAACAATTTGACCGTCACTATCAAATCTACATGTCGGCATTGTGTTTGAAACAGATATACCTACCACTGCATTTTGTGTTATGGTTTGTGTGTATGTTTTTATACAACCCTCACCATCTTTAATGAATATGGTATGTGTACCAGGTGCTAATGACGTATAGTCTTGAATAGTATTGTTTGGTAGGTCTACATAGGTACCTAATTTATTAAGTTTTACCTGATATGTTCCACCGTTTCCACCAGATGGGTTTGCCACCGATATAGTACCATCACCAGCCCCATTACATGTGACATTTGTAAATGACCACGTTACTATAGGTGCTGATTTTAATAACGTTAAACTACTTGATCCTGTTGTTTGACATAAATTAACATCTCTAACGTCTAATGTATAATTTCCAGTTGTTAACCCTGTGAAGTTCCCTGAAGGATACCACTGATTATTTAGTTTGTATTCATATGGTGCACTACCTCCCGTTGCCGTTATAATTATTTCACCATCCGAACCGTCCCAACATGTTGGATCAGTATGTGTTGATGTAAATGATACTTGTGATGGTTCTGTTATTGTTACCGAGAATTCTCTCTCACAGAAACTCCCATCTTGTATTGTTATTGTGTATGTACCCGCATATAAATTACTTATTGTACGATTAGCCCCATTATCATCTTCAAACTCTCCGTCATCAAATTTTATCTTGTACGGACCACCATTACCACCACCTATATTAGTTATCCTAATTTCACCCGATTGTAATCCATTACATATTGTATTTGTTATGGATACCGATAAGGTTATCGCTGACTTAGTTAGTACCACTGTTCTTGAATTTGTACATCCATTTTCATCGGTTACAACTAAAGTGTAGTTGCCTTCATCCAACCCTGTTTGAGAAAGATTAGTAATCGCCACACCATTTAACGTATATGTTTTGGTTCCTGTTCCTCCACCAACGGTGAAAGTAATTGTACCATCAGAATCACCATCACATGTTGGGTCTGTATGGGTGTCGGATATTGTTATTGCGGATGGTTTTGTAACTGTTTTACTTATAGTACCTATTTCACCATTGTCGTCTTTTATATAAATTGTGTAGGTTCCTGAGTCGAGATTTGAAAATGTCGTTGATGTTTGGTAATTAGTACCGTTAATTGAATATGTATATGGTGAATCACCTCCTGTAGTTGAGGTAACCTCAATACTACCATTCTTTAGATTGCTACATGTAATATTGGTTACATCCGCAGTTCCTGAAACACTGATATTTGTAATTGATATCGTTATTTTCTTTTCATACCATAATCCACCTTGGTCTGTTGTTCTTACTCTTATTGTGTATGAATTCTTGGTTTCATAATCAAAAACTTGATTACTTTTTAAGGTTGTTCCGTCTATATAGAACGAACCGTTATTAGTGTCACCCGCACCACTTACTAATGTATATGTGAATGTATTTCCTGCGTCAGGGTCTGTAGTTGATAGTGTCCCCACAGTGGTCCCTGTTGCCACATTCTCATCAATAGATGAATTAGATAATGATATGTTTGTTGGAGTTTCATTAACATTAGTTACATTAATGGTAAACGATTCTTCTCTATATAACCCTCCTTGATCTGTTGACCTTACTCTAACTGAATAAGTGTTCTTAACTTCATAGTTGAATACTTCACTACTTTGAATCTTATTACCACTTATCTTAAATGAACTGTTATTAGTGTCTCCTACACCACTTACTAATGTATATGTAAATGTATTTGATGCATCAGGATCTGTAGTTGATAATTGACCAACCGTAGTACCTGTAGAACTATTTTCAGGGATATTATTATCTAATAAAGTTATATCTGTGGGTACTTCGTTTGCGTTGGTGATATTAATTGTTACTGATCTTTCGTATGTTAAATCACCTGAATCTGTTGCTTTGACTCTTATTGTATACGAGTTTTTAACTTCGTAGTTAAACACCTCGTTAGATGTCAGAGTACCATTACTATTCAAACTAAACGAATCGTTGTTGGTATCTCCAACACCACTTACTAATTCAAAAGTATGTGTATCGCCCGCATCAACATCGGTGGCGGTGAATGTAGTCACTGTTGTTCCTGTCGATTGATTTTCTTGAAACGACACTGTTGATGGTGTTATGTTAGAAGGGGTTTCGTTAAGATCTGTAATCAAAATCGTAAATATACCTATGTAGGTTAATCCCCCCGAATCAGTAGTTTTTACTCTTATAGAATAACTGTTCTTACCTTCATAGTTATAAACTTCTTTACTTTTTAGAACACCACCACTTGTTAATGTAAATGAACCATTATTAGTATCTCCTAAACCACTAACAAGTTCATAAGAATGACTATCTCCCGAATCAACATCCGTACTACTGAAAGTACCTATTGTTGTTCCTGTAGATTGATTTTCCGCAATACTATTACTTGATAAGGATAAATTTGTTGGTGATTCATTAACGTCAAGTACTGAAATTGTAAATGTATCCGTATAAGTGTTATTACCACTATCCGTAACCGTCACTTCAATACTATAAGAGTTTTTAACCTCATAATTAAAAACTATTGCATTTTTGAGTACACCCGAACTTGATAAGGCGAACGCCGAATTATTATTACCGCTACCCGTTAGTGCGTATGTAAATGTTTCGTTACTGTCAACATCTAACCCCGAAAAAATACCAATTGTTGTCCCCGTTGGTGTGTTTTCTCTTTGCGAATTATTACTTAAGGTTAAACCGTATGGTGTTTCATTAACATCGACTATATCTACCGTAAATTCTCTTGTATTTGTTAATCCACCGTTATCGGTGACCTTAACATATAAAGTATATAAACTTTTTACCTCATGGTTGAAAACCTCCGCGTTAGATAATACCCCACCACTAGTCAATGAGAAAGAATTATTATCAGGATAACTTGCGGTATCTTCAAATACCCACGTAAACGTTCCTCCCTCATCATCATTTGCAACTAAGTTACCTATTGTAGTTCCTGTTGCCGTGTTTTCTGTTTGAGAAAAATTAGGTACTATTATGGAGGGTCTTGTATTAAGGGTGACATCAACGTCAAAGTCACAATTTGGTGTTGGACTTGGAGTAGGTGTTGGTGTACTAGTTGGAGTTGGAGTAGGACTTGTTGTCGGACTCGGTGTTGGTGTAGGTGTCTCTGTTGGGCTTGGACTCGGACTTGGTGTTGGAGTCGGAGTACTTGTAGGTGTAGGTGTTGGACTACTTGTTGGGCTTGGTGTGGGTGTTGGTGTGGGTGTAACCACATTGATGTCCATATCAAAATCACAATTTGGAGTTGGACTTGGTGTAGGTGTTGGTGTTGGACTAGTCGTTGGACTAGGAGTTGGAGTACTTGTTGGGCTCGGTGATGGTGTTGGGGTAGGTGTCTCTGTTGGACTTGGACTTGGTGTAGGACTTGGTGTAGGACTACTTGTTGGTGTTGGTGTTGGTGTACTTGTTGGGCTAGGTGATGGAGTTGGGGTTGGTAAAATAATTTCATCATCAATCACACATGAATTATTATATAGTAGTATTGAAGTTGCACTGTTAGGGACACTAACTGTGACTCCCGAACCACTTATTAAATCATTATATGTCACACCTGTTGCAGGTAATGAGGTACTCACTCTTGTTGCGATATTGGCAGCATCGACTTGATCGTAGTATATCGTATAGAGACTGTGTGAAGTCCCTGATGTTATTTTTATGTCGAATATTCTTGCCATTATTAAAATATATACTTTTTATTTCAAATTATGAACGGTAACATCCCCCTCAAAACTACAGTCACATAAAATGTGAACATGTAATAATGATGTTAATGTGGAATCCCACTCGGTTACTATTATTATTGCATTGTTATCATTATCTATAAATCTTATATCAGTATCAAATAACCTATTTGAACCTGTTGGTGTAAGGGTACCATCTGTATGGTCAAAAGAACTTACTTCAGTCCCTACGGGTGATGTATGCTCCCCAATACAACTCCTTCTCATAGTACTACCTTCATAGTAAACGTAAACAATACATGTGTTTGTATCGTAAGTCCATTCTTCACTATTCGTTGATACTACATTACCACTCTTATTTCTCACTTCATTACAATATCCACCCAATTCTTTAAAGTTGGACCCAACCAAGTTAGTGTTCCAAGTTTGGAATAGATCTGAGTTTATTGTTGTCGTACATGGTGCAGGACAATCTATTGGTGTGGGTGATGGAGTTGGTGAAGGTGTTGGGCTTGGAGTAGGTGTTGGTGTAGGTGTTACCACATCAACGTCTACGTCGAAATCACAGTTAGGTGTAGGTGTTGGTGTTGGAGTACTAGTAGGGCTTGGTGTAGGTGTGTTGGTTGGGGTACTTGTCGGACTTGGCGTTGGTGTGTTAGTTGGACTCGGACTTGGTGTAGGTGTAGGAGTACTTGTTGGGCTTGGTGTAGGAGTTGGTGTAACTACATCAACGTCTACGTCGAAATCACAGTTAGGTGTAGGTGTTGGTGTAGGTGTATTAGTTGGGCTTGGTGTTGGACTACTTGTTGGTGTAGGGGTAGGGCTACTTGTTGGTGTAGGTGTAGGACTAGTTGTCGGGGTTGGTGTAGGTGTTACTACATCAACATCAATATCAAAATCACAATTCGGTGTAGGTGTAGGTGTAGGTGTGTTAGTTGGGCTAGGTGTTGGTGTGTTGGTTGGACTCGGACTTGGTGTAGGTGTTGGGGTTACCACATCAATGTCTATATCGAAATCACAATTCGGTGTAGGGGTAGGTGTGGGTGTATTAGTTGGACTTGGTGTAGGACTACTTGTTGGTGAAGGTGTTGGGGTATTAGTTGGACTTGGTGTTGGTGTGTTAGTAGGTGTTGGTGTAGGGGTTACCACGTCAATATCAATATCGAAATCACAGTTAGGGGTTGGACTTGGTGTAGGCGTATTAGTAGGACTTGGTGTAGGTGTGTTAGTACTTGTTGGGCTAGGTGTAGGAGTAGGTGTTACGACATCCACATCAATATCAAAGTCACAATTCGGCGTTGGTGAAGGTGTAGGTGTGTTAGTAGGACTTGGTGTAGGTGTGTTAGTACTTGTTGGTGTTGGTGTGTTAGTTGGAGTACTTGTTGGTGTTGGAGTTACCAAATCCACATCTATGTCAAAATCACAGTTAGGGGTTGGACTTGGTGTAGGCGTATTAGTCGGAGTACTCGTTGGACTTGGTGTTGGCGTGTTAGTCGGAGTACTCGTTGGACTTGGGGTAGGGGTTGGTGTAACTACATCAACATCAATATCGAAATCACAATTAGGTGTTGGACTTGGAGTTGGGGTATTAGTAGGTGTATTAGTTGGGCTTGGTGAAGGTGTTGGGGTAGGAGTAACCAAATCCACATCTATGTCAAAATCACAATTAGGTGTTGGGGTGGGTGTAGGAGTACTACTTTCTGTAGGTGTTGGAGTTGAACTACTTGTTGGGCTAGGTGTTGGTGTTGGAGTTACCAAATCCACATCTATATCAAAATCACAATTCGGCGTTGGTGAAGGTGTAGGAGTGTTGGTAGGACTTGGTGTAGGACTACTTGTTGGTGAAGGTGTAGGAGTAACTAAATCCACATCAATATCGAAATCACAGTTCGGAGTTGGAGTTGGTGTGTTTGTTGGGGTGGGTGATGGACTACTTGTTGGTGTTGGTGTAGGGGTTACGACATCAACGTCTATATCAAAGTCACAATCTGGTGTAGGTGTAGGGGTTGGTGATGGAATACTACTTTCCGTAGGGGTAGGCGTTGGAGTTATTAAATCTACATCAATATCGAAATCACAATCTGGTGTAGGTGTAGGGGTTGGTGTTGATGTGGGTGGTATATTAGTACTTGTTGGGGTAGGAGTAACTAAATCAACGTCTATATCAAAATCACAATCTGGTGTTGGGGTAGGTGATGGACTACTTGTTGGTGTAGGAGTTGGTGTAGGTGTAACTAAATCCACATCAATATCGAAATCACAGTCTATCGTAGGTGTTGGTGAAGGTGTTGGACTACTTGTTGGGCTAGGTGTAGGAGTAACTAAATCAACGTCTATATCAAAATCACAATCTGGTGTAGGTGTAGGGGTTGGGCTACCTGTTGGGCTTGGAGTAGGTGTTGGGGTTACGACATCAATATCTATGTCAAAGTCACAATCAATAGTTGGAGTTGGGGTTGGGCTACCTGTTGGGCTTGGGGTAGGTGTAGGAGTTATTAAGTCTACATCAATATCGAAATCACAGTTCGGAGTTGGAGTTGGCGTTGGTGTAGGAGTACTACTTTCTGTAGGTGTTGGAGTTACTACATCAATATCTATATCAAAGTCACAATCTGGTGTTGGACTTGGAGTGGGTGTTGGGGTTGGAGTTATTAAATCAATGTCCACATCAAAGTCACAATTTGGTGTGGGTGAAGGTGTTGGTGTAGGAGTAGGGGTAACAACATCAACATCAATATCGAAATCACAATTTGGTGTAGGTGTGGGTGTAGGAGTACTACTTTCTGTAGGTGTTGGTGTAGGGGTTACGACATCAATATCTATGTCAAAGTCACAATTTGGTGTAGGTGAAGGTGTGGGTGTAGGAGTACTTGTAGGTGTTGATGTAGGAGTACTAGTCGGAGTGCTAGTCGGAGTGCTAGTCGGAGTGCTCGTTGGTGTACTTGTAGGTGTTGGGGTAGGAGTACTTGTTGGTGTACTCGTTGGTGTTGATGTTGGTGTACTCGTAGGTGTGCTCGTTGGTGTTGGAGTTGGGGTACTTGTAGGTGTGCTCGTTGGAGTACTTGTAGGTGTTGGTGTTGGTGTGTTAGTTGGGGTAGCGCTTGGACCTGGTCGTCTAACATCATCACATGGGCCCGATGCCAAATATTCAATGACATTAGCATAAACTTTAGAGATTACAACCCAACAATTTTGTCCCGGTGATAGTTTCTGAATTGAGTTAATTTCTTCGTTGTAAGAACCACTGTAAATAAATTCAATATTTACCGTATCTCCTATATCAAAGTCATCGTTTATTTCGGTATATCTTATCTCCCCAGTGTCAAAGTGTTTAATTTTAAACGCATTTAATGTGTTACAATCATCTAATCCTGTTAAATCCCTCTCAATGTCATCTATGTCCGGCATGTCAGAACAATCTAACTTGTCTTGGAAGTATTGTTGCATTTTCATGTCCATGTTTTCGAACTTCTGTTCGTCATGTCCAACTAATATACAGTCCTCAGAATCACCATTAAATAATATTACTTCAGTACAACTAACGTTAGCATCTGTTTTCTGTGTGACATTTAAATGGTAGAACAAATCTCTTGCGCAGTAGTCTAAATCGACCTTGAGTACTTCAATAGGAAAACCGTGTTCGTTAAAAATAAAGTCTCCCCTTTCGTAGTAACCAACTTGATAAGTACAACAAGGATCTGTAGGATCATCAGGTCTTGGATATAATTCTTCAGGATACTTTTCAATAAATCTCCAATTATCCCCCTGACTTCCATCTTCCATTGTTTTAGTCATTACCCATAATCTAGTATTAGGTAAAAAACTAAATCTTTCATTTATCTTGTTAATTTTAGTAGAACCTAAACAGTCTTTATTTTCAACTGTTACGACCTTATAATCATAAGAGAACGAATAACCACTAATAACCGCATCGTTATAATCTTGAGATGAGAAAGGACAATCTTTATATACCCCTGAAAGTAGTTGATCACCTATTACAACATTTTCAATGTTTATTTTTTCTAAAGTATTATCATCTAAATAGGTTTGTATTTGATCCCAAGTTGTATTTTCGTCAAGTATAACACCATTATTTACTTTTATAACTTTAGTGTTTTGTCTCAGACCATAATCAAACGTAGGTCTATATTGTACAATAGGTTGTATAGTATATCCTGAATAATTATCACAGAAAGTAATACCAGATTGACTATTAAGAGGTTCACTACTATCAGGGTTATCCCCATCAGCGTAAGTATCAAATGAGTATTCTAAATAATGACTTCTTGATGTAGTAACATCGTCACCATCTACAGGGTCCCATTCAAACTTTTGTTGTAATCCCTCTATTCTTATTTTTTGATCGCAATTTGCCGCATCTGTTATTGAGATGTCAATGACATCATTTTCTCTAACATTATTAACAACAAACGTACATCCTGAAATATGATCAACTGTGTACGTATGTCCACTAATTGATTCATTATACCCACCAACACAATCTATGAATATGTTTAACGGCCAAGATGTATTATATGGTGGACAATCAGTACATGGATCTCCATCATCTATAGTATCTTCATTACCAAATGTAACACCCGACACTTCGAAATAGACATCCTCCATTAGGATACAATCGTCCTCATCTTCAGGTAATGTATAGAAAGTATTTGGTCCGTAAACTTTAACCTTAGGGTCACATTCCGTAGTTCCCGTTAGATATGTTGACTCCCAATAAAAATCGAACGTACTTAAATCTAAACAATCTAAATCCGCGGGTATGTATGCGTCACCGTATGGATCACCAGGGTTTGAGACATACAATTGTGTATCATACGTGAATGGTGTAATTCTTATTTTTTCAATACCATCACTATCAGTAAAAATCTCATGAGAAACTATAGGGACATTTTCATATCCGTAGTTTTCTCCGTTGGTTGATAGTTCAGAATTAAATCCACCCTCTATGTTTTGATTTTCATCACTTGTTTCTGTGTTACCCGTTATTCTTTCATATCCTTCACCACCGGCATGGTTACTAATTGTGTCATAACCTGTGTACGCTGTTTTGGTGAAGTATTTTTCATTTATTTGAGAAAATATACTATCGACCGCATTAATCCATAATGGATCTAATACATCTCTGTCAGGATTTAAATTACACTTAAAATCACATAATAAGGGTAAATGTTTTGATCCGTCAAAAGTCTCCCCACTATCAAAAACAACCTCATTAATTGTTGTACAATCAGAAGTAGATACGAATGGATCGAATAGTTGACCACCAGTAAGTGTAATCGGAGAAGATGCGGTATACACCTCACCCATTAAAACTATCTTTAATACATAAGTTACCCCACTTACTACCGTTAATCCTCTAAATAAGTCTTTATCCCCTAAAAAGTAAACTTCTAAATCTTCCTCTATAGAATGTTCAAAACCTAATTTAGGAAATAGATTATCTTCAACTTGTTCAATGGTACATGGTTTTAAATAATCGTGTTTAGATCTCCCAATACGACTATTTTCTAAAATATTACCACCCGTCCATAGGGTTGTTGCTGGAACAAACTGTTCCACAATCTCCACCCAATGTGGACTCATTCTGTTTATGAATTCATTAACCGTTGGGAAACTATATGGTGTCCCTACCTTTTCTAAATACCCCCAATACACATCCTCTAATTGAATGTATGATTTTTGATACTTAACGACATGTGAATTACGTATTTGTTCGTTTAATACATTATCCATGTATTCCGCAAACGTAAAACCTGTTTGTGGTTGGAGAGTTTTTAATCCAAAACTTACCTCTAAATCTCTAGACTTTTTATACACATCATAATCAATACCTTGTGCAGATGACAAGTAGATTTGTATGTTTTTTCTATTTAAAGTTTTTGAGTCTACATCCGACAGTAACTCTGTCTTTTCGTTATCAATCGTATTGTGTAATTCGTGTCCGTAATCTAATCCGTAAAATTGCCTATATAAATCAAAATAGTCCTCACCATAAGTGTAGTCCTTATTTTTTGTTTTTATAATCTTAGGATTAGACAGCAAGTTGGAATTCTCAACATCTAATTCGGTCGATGACCTATGTTGTAAGGATATCTCATACCAACCTGAACCTTTTTGAAAGAATACGTCATTATTCTCACTTACAATTTTTTGTACATCCCCGTATTTTGTTACACCCGTTAATACTATTGGGTATTCATCTACTTGGTATGTTGTGGTACCCGTTGTTGTTATTCCTTGGTATATGAAAGAATGTGTTTTGTCCTCAAGGTCTATCTGACCAACAGTGAACGTTTTTTCTAATTGAGTTAAATCATAAATGTCATCATCGATGTCTGAAGAAACCTTCTTAACATCGTCATATTTGTATACATGTTCGTTAATTTTTATTAATGGTTCAGGTGCACCAATAAACCTTAAAAAGAACTCAATAGATTTTCTTGTACCTTTAGATTTATATATTCTTACAAGATTAATGACTAATCTTCTATAGAATTCCGCCTCCGCTTCAACCATATTCATTCCAAGGTTATTACCTTCGAACTGACTATCCACTCTTGAATAAAGTGTATCGTCCAATGATTTCTCATCAAATAGGTTTACAGAATCTAATCCAAGTGTGTTTGAGAGATTCTTTAATAATACATCGGGAATGTTATTAATCTTATCATAACTTACATTTCTCATGTATGCTATGTTGTCTATGAATTTCTTTACAGAATCAAAACCACTACCATAAATCTGAAACATCGAAGACATTCTTTGATCTTCAGTATCGAATTCATTTAGTGATGCTGTTGTTAAAAATCTTGATATTAAGTTAGACTTGTATTGATCGACTTCATCACCTATAGATTTTAAACTTTCTAAGTATCCAATATATTCAGTACCACCGATCTTTATGTTCCAACCATCTTTGAATAATGGCCAACTAATTTTAGTTGTTGTAGTTTCTGTTTTAGAACCATCTAAGGAATCTTTTGGTAGTTTAAACTCAGCGGTGTACTTAGGTGTAGATTCTCTATCTAATATTAAACTTTCTAACTCATCTAAACTTCCGAAAAACTCTTCTACTGTCTGATTAATTGGTCTAATTAAGAAACTCTCACTGTATGTGTCACCAATAAAAGGTTTTCCTTTAACTTTTAACGTAATAAGTCCGTCGTTACCCGCCTTTGTATATGTTAATATCTCATACTCAACCTCATCAATAATAAGGGAGTACTTAGAATAATTCTCAAAGAAGTTTTTAAATTCGTTATTAACATCAGGACTTACATTACTTAAAGGTTTTTCAAGTACTACGTCTAATGGATTGAATATTTTTGATCTTTCAAACTTAAAAGTTGTTGTTCTTGCCTTAAGATCGTAAGTAATATTCTCCGCAGTGTATTGTGAAAATGATATAGGAGTATCTTTGTCAATAAAGAAACCCGCAGGGAACTGTTCTACTATATTATTAACTGAAGATGATAGTCTTTTACTTAAAGATCCAAATAGTGTCTTAGAACCCGCGTCTTTGTTCTCTCTGAACTTTACTTTACCTTCTTTCTTTACGGATCTATCTGATTTTGTTTTAGGCGCATTAGTTTCTTCTTTAAGATCTTCAATTGTTAAAAAATCAGAAAAAGGTACGGATGTAAAACTCTTAGTATCTCTTTGTGGTATTGTCTTATCTATTGAAAAGTTTGTGGCAGTCAACTGACTTGACCCATTGGTAATTTGATTACCAACTAAGTTGTCATTAAAGGTATCCCCTCCACTCGCAGATTGACTTGGAACTTTTCTTTTCGCCATTATTCAGTGATATCATCAAAGTTTTTAGTTTCATCGATTTCGTCCCTCTCTTCTCTAACCTCGTAAAGTGTTTCGTTGAACTCATCTCTCACCTCAAACAAGTTAAATTGTTTGTAGATATTGTTTTCCGCAGTGTATATCGTGTATATTCCATCAGAAATAGATTTTGTTTGGTTACCGTAGAATGCGTAAGCCAATGTTGTCTCATCGTGTTCTACCATATCAACCTCAATCGTTGTTGGGTTAAAAAATGTATTTGATAAAACTATGTTTTGAGACGGTTCCCCAATAAAAGGAACTGTATTCGGTCTATTAGATGGTGCAGATGACGGAGTTACCGTTAAAAACAACAAATTAGTCGCTTGATCTGTATATTGATATCTTATTGCCTTTTGAGTTGTACTTGTCAGGTTTGACGTAATTGGAGTACAGTAGAATGAAGATGTAACAACCCTGTAAAAGTTAGGGGTTTTACTTCCATCGTTATTCAAATACTCTATTCTGTATCCAACTAACCCTTGAGGGTTGAATTTATTTCTATCTGTTGACGGCACATTACTTAAATCTATTATAATTCCTCTTACAGATGGTAGTGCCGCTAACACCCCACAGTCGGTTATAGAGGTTCTTATTTGTTTAGGTCTAAGATGTAAGGTATATATACCTAATTCATCGAAGTCCGCCGTATCTAACTTTAGATTGTATAGTCCACCTAAAATTTCCGTATCAGGTGCGTTCGGTGCATCCGTCGTATCTGAATTGTGATAGATAGGTGTTAATATATCTTCTGAATTTAATTTTTTAAATTGTACAGGTGCGGACGACGTTCTCCCCGAGACGTAATGATAGAAAATTTCTACGTCTGATGGTGACACATCTGCCGGTCTTACTGTTCCATAACTACCTACTGCCATATCCTTTTAATTAATAAATATTATTCTATTGTTTTTTAACTTGGAAAAATCCATTTCCGTAGATATCTATTTCACCTACGTTGTCGATTTCTCCTAATCTTAGGTTCATTTCTAAGACTCCTTGCTTACCCCTTTCAACAAATACATCAGAAAAAATGGTTGGTTCGTCAATAAAACCAATGAAATGTTCGTTCCTTGTTAACATCTCATTAAAAACCTCTTCTTTTTCATAATCACTTGTTGTCCCCGTTATTGTTGTTATTCCATCATCATAATCTTTATATGATAAATTATCTATTGTATACCCCGTATAACTACCTACACCATCTGTACCTATTGTTGTACCTTGGTAAGTACTTTCACCGTATCTCTTTAATTCACTTATTCTACTTCTCCCTTTAGCCGCAAAATATATTGGACCGTCTGAGTCTTTCTCGACATAATCTAAGTCGTTTATATAGTTTTGGGTGATTGTAACTCCCGTAGTATATGGTAACGTGAACGGACCAAATGACCCATTAGGGTTAGTTACTGTTGTGTTTTTAGGTACTGTAATTTTTTTAGTTATTTTTTTCTGAGCCCAATTATTACTTAAACCAATAGACACATTATAAGTACCTGAAGAAGGAAATGTATGTTGTTTAAATTCTAAATTATTACCCATACCCACACCAATAGTGTCTACAGTACCGTCACCCCAATCAATAGAAAAATCTTCGTTTTTAATTATCCTTAACGCGTCCCTATTGACTGAGTTATACAACCTAATTGTGTTTCCACTGGTATGTTGGTAATTAAAATTTGTTATTTGTTCGACCTGTTCAATGTCCCCTTCAAATCCAACCATTCCGCCCATCTCATAACCTTTACTATCCAAGTATATTGGTAAGTGATATGTAGTACCCGTAATTGATCTTAATATTTTATAATAATTTTTGTTCATCATTTAATCAGTTGAAGTATTAGGGTCTGCAGGTCCTACCGGTGTTGTAGGTGCTAATGGGTCACTACTATCTACAGTTGGTGTAGGGATCTCATAAAACTTTATGGGGTCTCCACTCATACCTTTTCTATTCGAAGTGTAAGGTGATGAGGTTCCGTCGTACTCTGAAATAGTGTAATGGTATGTGGGTGTGTTGGTCCTGTCCATCTCTACTTGGAAGTATAGATCTTCTTCTTCTACAATGTTCGAAGTGTCTGTTATTTCTTTATTTGCAAATGGTACCTTACTACCATCAAAAGAATTGTAAAACTTTGCGGTCATAAAGAAAGTAGTTCCCGTAAGTTCTGTCTCTTCTAAAACAGTATCGTCATGGAACCAAAAAAGATACATATTCTCTTTGTTTCTCATACTTGAACCAAAAAATACAGGTACATATATTTTCTCGAACTTATTTTCAAAGGTTGCTCTTTCTCCAACCGCGGGTGCTAAATTTTTTGCAAAAACCAATCTCCTATTAGATCTGTTAGGTGGTTCGTTATTGGGGGTTTTATAAAACTCTAACCTAAAAAAACTATATTTTAAGTTAGCCATTAATTTATCTGTTTGGGTAATGCCCACATTATTGTAATCCAATGTGTAGACATTTGATGGGTTTTTAAAATAAAAGTAAAACCATATATCGGTTTGTTCTACGGAACTAACAGTAGTTGTAAATAATGATGTTGAAAATGCGGAATCATTACTACCGTCAGGAGCTGACGTGTCTCCTGAACCAGGTGCTTGACCTATTGTAGAAACGTAAGGTTTATGAACATACCTATTAGTTTCGTAGTTCTCAACAGGATTTATAATGTCTTTTAAAACCTCATCCTCATATGACTGAAAATTCTCATCCCATCCAGCATCAGTTTTAAAGTTTTGTTCCTTATTGATTAATAAGTTCTTATTATTTTGATTAAATCTAATTTTCATCTAACATATTCCATCGTTATCCTCACTGAAATTAGTTAAACCATCACTTTTATTCATGAAGGTCTCCTCATTTCTAAGGTAAAAGTTTATGTCAGATTTGACGTAATGTTGTCCATTTGTAAATGGGTGGTTTGTTCCAAACCCATCGGGATCAATATAACCATGGTCATATAAATCTCTCCATTTCCATAAAACCCTATATTCATCGTAAACAGAGTTCTCAGGTAGTCCATATATTTGATCCGTATTTGCGGTCTCCACGTATGGTGATAATTCTCTTAATTTAACCCTTTGGTGAGGTTGGTAGTATAACCCTAAAGGATTTGTTACGGTTGATCCGACACTTGGATCTATTTGTCCGTGATTAAAAATGTTAAAATCAATTGTGTATTTATGAAACGACTCAGACAATATAGTTTCTTTAAAATCTTCTTTATTGTATTCCACAAATGCACCTAATATCTCGTCATCTTTCTGAAGTTCAGTACCTTTTGTAAATGTAAAACCACTATTACTAAAGTTGGTTGATTGTAGTCCTGAGTCTGACCCTGAAAATGAAGTATCAAAATGATTATCCACCCAATTATTATGGAAATGAAATTTATAACCGTGTCTTGGGGGATATTGGAAATATCCATTACCATTTTTAAACACTTTCGTTACATAAAGGTCCGTTATTGTATAACCTAAATTATTTATTAGACCATTTATGTCTATCTCATCTTTAAAATGAAATAGAACCGTTTCAGGTCTATTCTGTACTGTATACACATCATTTCTATTGTCTGCGGTTTCAAACTGTAATTTTCTTTCTATTTCAAAAACAGGTGTTTCAAAACCTGTTCTATCTATTATACAGTCGTCAGTATTTGTGAGTATTTTGTGTTTATGAACATAATACTCAGATGTTGTTCCCGACATTCTTAATTTGTCTATACATCTTTTACCGAAAACCACCCCACTCATTGTTTGTGAATTAGATAGTGCCGACTTTTGTATGATTAATACATATTTCTCAGAGTCAAATATTTCATTACCTACTGAAGATATTGGGAATATTCTATCCAATTCGGTACCACTACTTATTGAAGTTCCTGAAACTATTACGAATTCCCCCTGTTTCATATTATGTGGTATTGGACTTGTAAGTTCGTAGTAGTTCGGATACTCCGTTACCCTAAACGGTACTCCATTAGATGCCGTAAAACTATACTCCGTATTTCCCGACAAAGTATACTTCATTTGGTGTGTTGAGTCTTTATCATAGACATATGATAAAAACACATTCCAATTTGTAGATGCGGAGTCTATTTCATTTATCACTCTATGTGTGGTATCACCTGTTATAAATATGTTGGGATCATAGGTCCCCATTGTAGTACCTGTTGAAATAGAGACTTCTCTAACATAATCGTTTCTAATGAATGCAAATTCGTTATATGGTAAGTGTCCCGTAAAATCCCCATCAAGACCATCACCTATAATATAAAGGTTGTTACGTAAAGGATCGTATGTGGTGGTTCCGCTATATGTGTTTCTAAACACCATATTCATTTTACCATAAATTCTATATTTGGTACTTTCATTACGTTCCTTTCTATAAAGTTCTGCAATGTCTAAAACTATATTTTTATCACCCTCCCTTAATAAACTCTTATCCTCTTCAAAATTTATTCTTAAAGTTAAATCTTCAGATTCCGCCTTTTTATAACGTTTACTTGGTGCAACAATTTTCTTTTTTATCATAACGGACCGAAGTTTTTAATAAATTTATTCCAAGAACTTTTACCAGTTCTTAAACCGAAGTAAAAGTGGTAAGGTCCACCAAGTGGTACTTCATCTGGTATGTAATTATCGTCGTTACACTCACGAAATGGTGGTAAAATACTACCATCATAGTAATGACTATTTATCTCGTCTGTTGGATCCCCACCGGCATCGTTATATGGGTCTATTTCCATTAAACCGGGAAAGGTCCACCCTCCCTGATATTTGGTTGAGTATATGGTATTTCTCGACCAATCTTGGGATTCTGTATTGGTCGTCCCGACACCACCAAATCCGTCACCCTTTTTATCCCACCTATAATATGGGACATCCTGAGCTGTTTCGGTTAAATTACCTGATGAGTTTATACATATTCTAAGTAACGTACCATCTTTTTCAACAATTTCAGTATCCTCATCATCTTCAGAAAAACGAAAGTTTAAACTTAGTGGTCCAACACCATCAAAATACTCAGCGCCATTAACAGGGAAGTAGGGACTATCTGGGTCCTCATCGTCATACCCGTATATCCCAAGTTGGGAGTTGAAATTTAATAATTGAACAATATCTCCGTCCATTGACCCATTACCCCTTTTATCAAAAAGATCTTGTACTTTTAGTTTTCCCTTTTCTTTGACCTCTTTAGAGGATATAACCCACTCCATTAGGTCGTTTATGTCTTGGTATGATGTATTTCCAATACTCTTAGATACTGAACAGTTTACATCTAATTCAGGGTCTACACATATCTCCTTAATGAACATGTTTCTTGGTCCTAAATCCATAATTGTTGTTGGAAATAATATTTCGGGGTTAGTCTGACTATTTTCTTCATTTTTACCACCAATAAAATTAGTACCGTCATATGGTGTTGATCTATAATAATAGTGTACTCCAGTGTCGTCTACTTCCCGATGTATAACATCTTTACAATATTTTGCATTATTACCCCCTTTTCTTCTTCTAAATTGGAAGAAGTATAATGACCCATTTAACCAACTATTACTAAATGTGTATGATGTTATACCCCCACACATAAGTTTTCCGAGTAATTTTCTTCTTGAGTAGTTTAGAATCATTGCTCTATTTTTACCCCCAGCCGCAATTAAAGTATAGACACCGTCTCTAAATTCTGAATGTCCTGACGCAGTACCTGCAGGGATTCCTGTTTCTCTATCTGGTGCGTGTCCGTCCGCTATCCTACATCTTCTTGAGGTATATGGATCACCTGATTTACCAGCTTCCTTATACCATGCACTAATTGATGCCACGATATCAAATGATGGTGGGGTATAGTTACACGGATCTTCAGTGTCTATAAAGATGTCGGGATAAGCACTTCCTTGTGAACCAACCCCAACCCAATAATTGTAATCATTTGTCCCTCCAGCATTATTCAAAAATGCCCTTAATGACATGTCATTATCAGGATCGTAAATGGTATCATATTTAGAACAACCGGATTCCGCTAAATCATTAGAAGTAGTATTTACCTGTTTTTCACCATAGAAATAGACGGTGTGAATGGTAAATTGACCAACAGCGGATAATACAGTTCCCGGGTCTGAAGTGGGTAAGGTACCACTCATATCTGTGTTGTTGGCATCGTAGTAAGCAGTAAATATCTCGTACGAAAGACCATCATACCTTCCAGTAACTGAATCGTTTACCGGAGAATCAGATCCATATCCAATAAATAGATAATTATATACCGCCTGCGATGTAATTATGTAATCTCCCGTATTGGGGTCAGTATATCCAACTTCTGGTTCAACAATAAATTTTATAATATAGTTTTTATCAGGATGTCCACCTGTTATAGTTAAATCCAAATAATCGGGAGAACCAGTTGAAGTACCATCATTTGGGTCATATGGGTGGTTAGTAACTATATTACTGTTCACCGCGGTCAAACCCGAAGCATTAACAATCGACTCTAGAGTACTACTATCGGTACTACTTGGGAAATCTACTTCGTCCCCATCATCATTTATAAGAACTATCTCGTATGTATCTCCACCAGGGGTTCCGTCACTACCCGTTAGTGGATCTTTTGAACATTCATAACAATCAGGATAATTAATTAATTCTAAATTTCTAATTGTGGCAATTTGAATTTGTCGTGCGAATCTGGAAACTTTTCTTGCGGTTCCTTTGAAAGGTCTGTATTTAACGACAGGAATTTTAATGTTGTAAAGGATTTCAGAAACATCAAATATGAACTCAACAATGAAATCAAATGCAAATTGAGTAATAATTAAATAAAGTCTTTCCAAAAAATTTAAGATCGTTGTGATTAGGAACTTAAATTTGTGATTTCTAACCGCATCAGTAATTGGGAAGTACTCGTTATTATTCGAACAATCTTCTTCAATGGAGGGTTGTATTTCTTTTATACCGATAAAGGATTCATTTCTATCTTTTGCAAAAAACGGAAATACTCGTTCACCCCAAGATTTATTATGGTATTGGTTAATAAATGACGATACCGTATAAACCCTATTGTATCTAAAAGAGTAAAACATGTCATTTGCAAACCCATTATTATTAATACCCGTAATATCATCATGTGAATCGGAAGGGTAATCATCTAAATTATCTGAGAATGTGTACGCGTTGGGATGAATCTCACCACTTAATTGATGTTCTTTAACTTGTGGTACCAAATACTTACCCCTGTATTGTTTTTTCTGACCATTATCATTTTGTAACGAAAATCTAAATCTGTAAGTTCCTCTTGTAGGTATTCCCCTTTGGGTATCTTTAGTTTCCACTAATTCACCAAATTCATTTGTAATTCTGTATCCCATATTCATGGGTACTCTAAAAAAGAAATTACCTTCTTTATCTATTTGGGAATCCAACTGTATTGCCTCTAATATTGGTCTTTCGAAATTTGGTGTCCCATCATTATTTTCCTCATAATATCCAGAAAATCTAATTGCCTCGATATCACCTTCACCAGTTACGAGTGCACATTTTTCCCCCATTTGGTTATCAACATTACACCTAACTCTTACCGAATCCTTTCCTGAATCAGTGAAAGTCCCCCCCATCATGATTGAGTATGGTTCTATTCTAATACCTTGTTCGGATAAATCATAATCTGTTCTTGTAATTCCTATTTCACATAAATCCTCGTTACCCCAAAAAGGATAAACTTCTAAACTTTCCTCAAAAGTTAATGTCTGTGGTAAACTTCCAATGTCGGAACTACTTCTAAATGAGTAATTGTTTTCAAACTTTTCTTCAGAAACTCCCTCATAAATAAAATCATAAGGTACTAACGACTGACATCCCATGTCTGATAAATCTACATCTACATGTATTGTTTGTTTACCAACAGGAACTCCCCATATCATAAAATCACCAGCGTCGTTAGTCTTTACAGTGTACTTATAGTATTTTTCATAAACATATAGTACTTCCTCTCTTGTTAGAATGTCTTCTTGGTCGGGAAATGTACCTGTAGGTGTGTGTCCTGTGTGTTGTTTTCTTTTTGGGAAAAGATTGTACTTGTATCCGTCTGTATTTGTGTCTTGTGTTAATTTATATGGGTAAAGTGCAGATACTACAGGATCTTGTTCATCAACATCGTCCAAGGGTATAAAAATTGATACTCTTGCATTTGCGACACCAAATCCTTGGTTTGCGCTAATTCTACCACAAACAACTCCATAATCAGCACAAAGAGATGTGTATGCGTCTTTTTGACTAAATTTGAGTGAAAGTATCTCTAATAGGTCATAATCTTGTTTTAACTCTACAGTCAATTTTTGATTATTTCCTATTTCAGTACGTATTCTGTGTTTCTGCATCATATCATATAAATAGATTGGAACATAGTTTCCCTTAATTAATAATAATACAGAAAAAGAATTTTAAAATGTAGTGGAACCTAAAGATTTAACCCTAATTTTTATATCTTTATTAGGGAATCTAATTTGGAAGATTTGGTTACTCTTCATAAAAATTGTTGAATCTGACTGAGCAACTTGTTTTGTTTCCTCGTCACTATATCCTTGACTTACTTCCGCCGGTGAATATTCTCCACCTGTTTTTCCAAAAACTCTTAAGTCAACAACATTAACAATTCCAGATATATTTGATATTTCTTTCTGTAACTCACCTACAAACAGTGGGTCACCCATTTTTCTTTTCTCTATATTGAAGAATGATGTTGATTGACTAACCACTTCTTTAAGTACGTCTGTCTGATTAATATTCTTATCAATTAATAAATCGATTTCTAACCCTAAATCAAGGACTTCTCCACTTTGTATATCAATATAGTCATTAATCATTCTATAGTTCGTTAGATACCTTAATATGTTGTTTTTAAGTGTTGTTGAAACAGTATCATTTAAGTTACCCTCATCATCGTAGGAAAGAAGTTTTATTTTAACTTTATTGTCTTCTTCCATGACATTTACTTTTGCGGGTGCACCGTATGTAGAAGGCATGGTCTCTATCAAAACTTTATAATCATTAAGTGTTACCGCCCTATCCTGTGCTGCAAAGTTATATCCCACCATATTTCTTATTTCCTCAATTGTAGGTTGATCTGAACCACCCACCGCAGGGGTTACGTTGGTTGCATTTAAAGAACGTATAACTTGACTATTAACATTTCCTAATGGTCCTGTCACATTAAACTCTACATTTTCTACACTTGTTATCACATTAACACCGAGATTACTATTTTTACCTCCACCTATTCTATATTTGATAAACACAGTTGAGTTTTTCTTAGGTGTTGACCCTAATGATAAATTATTTAAATATGATGCCAGGTTAACCTTCAACTTACCTTCGTTAAACTTGTCTAAGTTATCAAGTGGATCAATATTACCGGATCCAAAAGTCACTGACATATATCCTTCAGGTGTATATTCTGAAATAAATTTGTTTGTTACTCTTTTGTATTCACCCGCAGTAAAATTATCCGTGTCTGATGTTTTGGTTTTATTTGGTAGGAATACCTTATCCTCCATTAAACTCTTAACTTCATACCACCTGTTTTTCTCATCTTGAAATTCAGAGGTTGACGGGTTAGACGTGAAGTTAGTTCCTTCCTTATGTATTATTGATGTTACTCCTAACACATTTTGTTCAGGTAAAAACAATTTTAAAAATGGTTTTTGATCTTGTGCCCCAATTACTCTTCTAAAAACTCTTGATACACCATTAACTATTGCATCTCTTTTGGTAATTGTATATGATACCAACTTATTATTACTGTCAAAGTTTGGTATCTTAAGTCTATTCGGTTCTCCCTTACTATTAAATGGACTTGAGAAATCTATATCCTCTATAGTTTCAAATGTTTGTCCTCCACCCGATACTTGTGCCCCTGCCTTGAGTACACCCAAATATCTCTCATCTTCTTTATCACCTCTTACAGGTACATTTACTGAGAAATCAGATAATGCGACTGATGGACGATTACCCGGTACATTAATACCATATGTTTTTGCAATGTGAAAAAGTGATCTCCTTTGTTGTGCGAAATCTAACATCGTTTCTTGCCAAACCCTATCAATGTGGTAGTGTAGGTTATCACCTATTGCGGCGTTAAGATCTAACATCACCGAATAAATCGATGCATCGTTAGTATTCTTTATTAAGTCAGGATAAAAATCGTTAGTTAAATTAACCAACTCTTCCCTTAATCCTGCAAAGTCTCTTTTAGCGTATGATATTTTTTTTGCCATCTTATATATTAATTATTATAAAATCTGATGACGAAAACGCACCATTATTAACCGTGTAATCAATTTTAACTTTTGCGGTGTATGGTTTAGTTGATTCGTCCGCAAGTCTAAATAATCTTTCATCATCTTCTTCATCCACCGTTGTTACGGGATCGGAATCATCTTCTGAAGAAATCACTTTAATTGAATTAATATCAAGATTCGGTAAGTATTTCTTACAACCCTCTCTAATTTCTTCCTCAATTAAATTAAATGTAACCATATCGTTTTGATCAAAGATGTATTCGTATATCCTCGTTCCAAAATCAGGTAAGTAATATCTACTACCCTTCTTTGTAAGAATAAGGTGAATAAGGTTTGCCCTGACCTCTTTTTCGGGACTTGTACTCATTTTTAAATAATCTCCTGTCAGACTTTCTCTAAAAGGAAAGTCAATTCCATATGTTACTGCCATACTAATAAATATATTCAATACTAAAATGATTGTAAATAAAAAACCCACCTTGGTGGTGGGTTTAAAAAAAACTGACAAAATGTGGTTAAACTTACGATCCGCAACCTTCACACTCGAACGGTGAGTCATCAGGACGTATTGTAGGTTGTGAAACCATTTGTAATTCTTTATTATCACTTATTAAGGAATTAGAGGTCGGCATGGTATTGGTTTCAACCACTTCTTTTTGTGGTTCCGACTCTACCTCAGGTGTTTTATTTTTAGTCGTACTTACACCTAAACCTTTAAGTGGGTCGACCGCAGATTTTGTTCTTAAATAATACATTCCTGTTTTTAAACCTAAGTTCCATCCATGTAAATGTGCCGCCAACAACTTCGCCTTCGTAGCATTACTTATAAAAAGGTTAAGTGATTGTGACTGATCAATAAAAACAGATCTTTTCGCCGCCATATTCAGTAATGTTTTTTGAGACATTTCCCAAACAGTCTTGTAAACTTCCTTAACGTCAACAGGAATTTCAGGAATATTCTGTACAGAACCATTCTCCATTATAAGTTTATTCTTGATTTCATCATTCCACAAATCATTTTCCATTAAACTCTGTACAAGATGTTTGTTGATAACAATAAATTCACCACCTAATGTTCTTCTTGAGTATAAGTTAGAAGTAAATGGTTCGAACGCCTCATTATTACCTAATATTTGTGCCGTAGATGCTGTCGGCATAGGTGCTAATAAAAGTGAATTTCTTACACCGTACTTAACCACCTCTTTTCTAAGTGATTTCCAATCCCATCTACCTGATAAATCTTTATCTTTTAATCCCCACATTTGATATTGGAAAATACCTTTTTCTATAGGTGATCCTGATATAGATTCATATGGTCCAACATCAGAAGAAATATCTTTAGATGAGGTCATTGCCGCAAAATATATGGTTTCAAATATGTCTGTTTGAAGTGTATCCGCAATTTCTGATTCAAAAGGTATTTTAAGTTTACAGAATACATCCGCCAAACCTTGTATACCTAACCCAATTGGTCTGTGTCTAAAATTAGATCTCTTAGTTTCTTCTGTAGGGTAGAAATTTAAGTTAATTACATTATTTAAATTCCTTACTACCTGATAAACATAGTCATATAGTAAACTGTGACTGAACTCACCATCTACAATATATTTTGGTAATGCTATAGATGCTAAGTTACAAACCGCCTGTTCTGTAGGTGAACTATATTCAATAATTTCAGTACATAGGTTAGATGACTTAATGGTCCCTAAATTCTTTTGATTTGATTTAGAGTTAGCGGCATCTTTATATAACATGTATGGTGTACCTGTTTCAATCTGTGCGGTTAATATCGCATCCATAAGTTTTCTTGCCTTCACCACTCTTCTACCTTTACCCTCTTGTTCGTATTTTTCATACAACTCAGTAAAGTTTTTAGATTCTGGTGAATCATATACATCCGATAAACCAGGTGCTTCGTCAGGTGAGAATAAAGTCCAATCCCCATCTTGTTTAACCCTTTCCATAAATAAATCAGGAGTCCACATTGCAAGAAATAAATCTCTCGCTCTCATCTCTTCTTTACCATGATTTTTTCTTAAGTCAATAAATTCGAAGACATCTGCATGCCATGGTTCAAGGTATATTGCAAATGACCCTTTTCTTTTACCCCCTTGATTTATCCATCTCGCAACTTCGTTGTAGGTTTTCATCATTGGTAGTAACCCGTCGGACTCACCACCTGTACCTTTTATGTATGAACCTTTCGCTCTTACATCGTGTACGTGTAAACCTATACCACCAGCCCATTTAGATATATTAGCAACATCCTTTACGGTATCAAATAACGAATTAATATCGTCACCTTTATTACCAATAAGGAAACAAGATGACATTTGTGGTCGTCTTGTACCTGCATTAAATAGGGTTGGTGTTGCGTGAGTATAAAAGTGTTGGGATAAATCATTATAAATCCTAATTCCTTCATCTATATCCCCATTACATATTCCCATTGCAACCCTCATATACATATATTGAGGTCGTTCAACGATCCTACCACTAATTTTTAACAGATATGATCTCTCTAAAGTCTTAAACCCAAAATAATCAAAATCAAAATCCCTTTCTTGGACAACCGCACCATCAATAGTACTTTTGTTTTTCATAACGAATTCATATAAATCGTCAGATATTAATGAGGATTCTTTACCTGTCCTTGGTTCGATAAAAGAATATAGTTCTTTTATTGCTTGTGAAAACTTTTTAGGTGTTGTTTTATGTAAATTAGTAACCGCTAGTCTACCCGCAAGTTTTGAATAATCGGGATGAGTGGTTGTCATAGATGCCGCAGTCTCCGCAGCCAAAGTATCTAACTCTGTTGTGGTTATCTCATCATATATTCCTTGTGTAACCTTTAAAGTAATATATGTGGGGTCTACGTAATCCAAGTTTAGATCAGAACACAATGCAGATATTCTCCTTGTGATCTTGTCATATTTCATTTGTTCTAAGGAACCATTTCTCTTTTTTACCTTCATCTTTCTTAGTTGTTAAAAATCCATATCTCCGAACGCAGAATCTATGTCCTCTTCGGTTTCGTTATTAACACCCGCTTTTTGGTATTCCGCCACTCTTTTCTCGAAAAAGTTAGTTTTCCCTTGTAATGCTATGTTTTGCATAAAGTCAAATGGATTCTCAGTATTAAATTCCTTTTTAATATTTAAAGAATCTAACAATCTATCAGTAACAAATTCTAAGTATTTTTCCATTAAATCCGCATTCATACCGATTAACCTAACAGGTAGTGCTTCAAGGATAAATTCTTTCTCTATTTCCAATGCTGAAAGAATAATTTCCTCAATTCTTCCTTTAGGTAATTTATTTTCAATATGGTTGTTATATAAGTGACATGCAAAATCACAGTGTAATCCCTCATCTCTTGAAATTAATTCGTTAGAAAATGTTAGACCCGGCATTAAACCACGTTTCTTTAACCAAAATATAGAACAGAATGATCCTGAGAAGAATATACCCTCCACCGCTGCGAATGCAATAAGTCTCTCCGCAAATGAATCAGATTCAATCCATTTAAGTGCCCATTCCGCTTTCTTTTGAATTGCGGGAATAGTTTCAATCGCATTAAACAATCTATCTTGTTCTACTGTGTCTTTAATTAATGAATCAATTAATAGTGAATAAGTCTCTGAGTGAATATTCTCCATTGCGATTTGAAAACCATAGAAGAATTTTGCTTCAGTATACTGTACATCATTAATAAAGTTCTCCGCGAGATTTTCATTGACAATACCATCAGACGCCGCAAAAAACGCCAATACGTGTTTTACGAAATGTCTTTCATCATCGTTTAATTTATTGGTCCAATCACTCACATCTTGTTGTAAGTCAATTTCTTCCGCAGTCCAAAAACTCGCCTCTTGTTGTTTATAGTATTTCCAAATATCGTTGTGTGTTATTGGGAATAGGACGAATCGTCCAGGATTTTCTTGTAAAATCTTTTCACTCATGTTTTTAATGTATTTAGTTAATTAATTATAGGTTGTGTGTTTGTTTGTAAATCTCTGCCGCACGGTTCATTCCTTGTTCTTGTTTCCTCATTTGATGACCCAATAAGGTTTCTTGTTCCGTGACATCGATTTCCATAAATTCATTATCGAATTTACAGTTGTTAAAGTTCACACCGTCTCTACCAACTCGCGACTTAATTAAACTCATATTAGCCGTCTTATTATCTTTTTGTTCTAAACTCTTTGCAATTGAAAGAATTATATGTGCTGTTTGTGCCTTTTTAATTGATCCCCCCATGTCATCAACGTTCACAATGTCCGCTGATATCGAACTTCTATTACCTTGTGATGCGGTCCACAGTGCCACATTAAGATCATAACACATTGCATCTAATTGTCTTATTACAGAACCCTCACCTTTCCATTCTTCATCATATCCTTTAGATCTATCCGCAATCATACAATCCACATAATCAATGACAACTAAATCCGCCTTGAATCCTTGTGATTGTAATTTTAATAATTTTCTTTTAACATCACTAACTGTGGTGTTATAATTTTCCATTCTGATAATTTTTAAACCACCAAAACTTTCTCTTTCTTGACACTCACGTGCTTTCGCAATTGTCGCTAACTTAGCCTCAGGACTTTCGACTTGTTGATCGGTACTAAACCCTGACCAACACGTAAAATGTTTCTGTTTAATTTGTGTTTTAGTGTCTTCGAAAAATATTTGTACAACTTTGTGTCCTGTATTTGCCGCGGTATTCGCGAACTTAGTAAGAATAGTTGATTTACCAACACCTGTGGGTGCCAGTATCATACCTAATTCTCCCGTTCCAATACCACCTTTTAAAAGATCATCTAAACCACTTATACCCGTAGGTATAGGAACTCTTGGATCGATGTCTAATGCATTGTCAAGATCATCAAAAATATCAGTGATATCATCATCTGACGCACCTACCTGTAGTGAAGTATTAACCATCTCTGAAATTTTATCGTATGACTCGAAATCACCCTTATCTATGATCTTTAATGCCTCACTCATGGTCTTTCTCAAATTCTGTTGTTTACAAAAATTAAGTGCGGTGTCCTTTACATACGTTTGACCGACAACAACTTCTTCCAACCCCTCTATTGATTGTAATGTCTCACTGTGTAACCTACCAGCCAATGGATTATTAGCCGTCTCAGTCATTATCTTTTGTTTAAGAGTCTCATATGTTGGGATAGTTTTATATATATCCTGTAACTCTTTTATATGTGTGATAATATACTTAAATGAATTATTGTCAAAGTATCTACTTTCAAGAACCTCCATAATTTGTTCACCATATTTGGCGTCTTCAATTATTGATTTAATTAATGCTTGTTGGAATTGGTTTCCTTGTTTTCCGAAGTTCATCTCACTCATAATACTTTAGTTTTGTTGTAAATTATAATTCATATATTTTGTTGTTATATCCTCTAAAGAGAAGGTTTCGCTTAGTCCACCTAATACTCTTCTTAAGATCGGTCGAATGTCCACAGAATATCTCACTTTAGGGTGATAGATATGTGCGGGGAATGCTCTTGAAATAAATACATCGTCATTCTGCTTAATCTCTACTCTGAAGTATTCATCCGGGTCTGGACCCTCGTTGTTCAAAGGGTCGAAAACGGGAAAATAATGTTGATCTTTATGTAGATAATCCAAAGTTTTTTGTTTCAAATTTTCTTCGATTTCTTCACAAATATTTTTTACATCATAGTGAAGATCCATAGATCTTTTAACTTTTGGGTTAAATCCTCTGACATTAAAGAACCTTTGACAGATAATATTATCGTTCAAGGTTAATAGAAATTCAAGTTTTGTCGTTTCGTTGTTACTCATTTGTTTTAATTTTTATAACTCTTTTATTTTTTTCCTTACGGGTTAAACGTAAGAAAGGGTTAAGGAATTTTATCCACGCATCATCTGATTTAGGTAAGACAGTGAATATCCCATCTTCCATCATCATCTTCATCGTGTTCTTATAGGATCTTCCTTCAGGATCCAATTTTTCATTTATAAGGTCTGTGATTGTTTCTCTCGCAATATCCGTGAGAAACGGTTGATCTAAACTTACAATACTTTCGTTAAGGTTAAAGAACTCTTCCCCGTAAATACCGTATTTTGTAACACCCGTTAAAAGATTTTTAATGGTTTTGTTATCTTTGTCTTTCTCAAATAATTCGTTTGAACGTTCAACAATTTCATTTAAAGTGACAGGTCTTGTTTTTAACTCAGGAAAAAGTTTTAAAATTTTCTTAGTACCTAAATTATAGATTCCTGTGATATTGTCTGATCGATCACCACACACCATCTTAACGATTTTAACGTTCTGTATGTGTAGTTCTTGATGTTCGTATTGTATTATATCATTTTGACCGTAAAGTTTCCTGTGTGATGGGTTATATATCTTTGTTGTGTCAGATACTAATTGAGCTAAGTCCCCATCAGAAGAGTAAACAATTATATTCTCGGAACTTTTTTGTGTGTATTCGGCAATACCGTCGTCCGCCTCACAGAATTCAAACTCACCTTGTCTAACATATAGTTCCTCGAGGTACTGTTGAATTCTTCTTCTTTGTCTTGTGTAAGACTCTTTTTCTTTGTCGGTTCTAATTCGTTGTCTTCTGTTTTCTTTGTAACGAGAATACATCCTTTTACGAGTGGCGGCACCATCTTCTCCGTCCCAAAAAACAACAATTTTGTCTAACTTATAAAGTTCAAATGATTTTCTTAAAGTATTAATGAAATGATATATACCACCAATGTGATCACCCTTATAGAAGTAATTTTTTACTCCATAAAATCCGATTGTAAGTAAGTTATCTCCGTCTACTAATAATACTGACATTTTTACCTTTTATAGGTTCAACAATTCTATACCTCCTCTTTGATATCGAAGTCACCCTC